TTTATACAGAAACATACAAGCAAAAAGAAAAAGAATAAAAGCTGGTAGTGGAGAAAAGATGCGAAAACCAGGCACAAAGGGTGCTCCTACTAAAAAACAATTTGCTTTGGCAAAGCGAAAAAGAAAAGTAAAGAAAATATAATGGCAAAAAAAAGAGACCCTAAAGTAGGAACAGGTAAAAAACCAAAGGGTTCTGGGAGACGATTATACACAGATGAGAACCCAAAAGACACCGTTGGCATCAAGTTCGCCACAGAAGCAGACGCAAGAGCTACGGTTGCAAAAGTTAAAAGAGTCAGTAAACCTTTTGCGAGAAAGATACAGATACTTACAGTCGGTGAACAGAGAGCAAAAGTGATGGGTAAGAATAAAGTGGCTAGTATATTTAAAAGAGGTAAAGAAGCCATAAGAAAGGCTAGAAAAAAATGATGTGGGCTTGGTTGCGATTAGCTAAACTTTTTAATAAGATCGGTAATTATTTTTACTATAAACACGTACAATCTTTAAGACAAAAGCAGGTAAAAGATGGACTTAGATAAATTAAAAGAAGAAATTAAAAATGATGAGGGTGTCATTTATGAAGTGTATTTAGACCACCTCGGCTACAAAACTTGTGGTGTGGGTCACTTGTGTAGAGCTACAGACCCAGAAAACAAATTAGAGGTAGGTGATCCAGTATCTGTAGAAAGAGTTGATATATTATTTGCAGAAGATTTAGAAACAACAATAGATGAATGTAAACTTCTCTATAATAACTTTGATGATTTACCAGAAGAAGTACAAAGAATTATAGCTAACATGTTGTTTAATATGGGTAGACCTCGTTTATCTCGTTTTCACAAAATGAAAAAAGCTATAGATAATGGAGATTGGACAGAGGCATCTGTACAAATGAAAGATTCGCTTTGGGCAAGACAAGTGCCAAATAGAGCGGATAGACTAGTAAAAAGAATGGAGGCTGTTACATAATGCCTTTACAAAAAGTATTATTAAAAGGTGGTATAAACCGAGAGGGCACTAGATATACTAACGAAGGTGGTTGGTATGATGGTGATAAAATACGTTTTAGACAGGGTACACCTGAAAAAATAGGTGGTTGGGAACGAATAGGTGAAAACACGTTTCTGGGTACATGTAGAGCTTTACATAACTGGGTAAGTCTAGGGGGTCAAAACTTTGTAGGTGTAGGCACTAATTTAAAATATTACATAGAGTTAGGTGGTAATTTTAATGATGTTACACCTTTACGTGCAACTCAATCATTAACTAATCCATTTACCACTACATCTGGATCAACAACTGTATTAGTCACAGATACAAATGGTGGGTTTATTGACGAGGATTTTGTAACATTTAGTGGTAGTAGTGCGGTTGGTGGTTTAACTATAACTGGCGAGTTTCAAATAGATATAGTATCTGCCACAACTTACAATATAACAGTGTCTTCTGCTGCTTCATCTTCTGCCACAGGGGGTGGATCTGTGTCAGCGGCATATCAAGTGAATGTCGGTTCTGCTTTTGCCATACCTCTTACAGGTTGGGGTGCTGGTGGTTGGGGTGCTGGTGCTTGGGGTGTTGGTGAATCCTCCGTAAACGAAGTGCGTATATGGAGTCATTCTCATTTCGGTGAACATTTAATATTTGGGCCAAACGGAGGTAGTATATATTTTTGGGATGCTACAAATGGCGTTACCACCAGAGCTGTGGAGTTATCTAGTTTGTCTGGTGCATCAGATGTACCCTTGCTACAAAACATAATATTAGTATCAGATATAAGTCGTTTTGTGTTTTGCATGGGTACAAACCCTATAGGAAGTGGTATTCTTGATCCTACTCTCATTAGGTGGTCTGACCAAGAAGATGCAACAAACTGGTCACCTTCTATAGAAAATCAAGCAGGTAGTTTAAGATTATCTCGTGGTACTAAAATAGTTGCAGCCTCTCAAGCCCGACAAGAGGTGCTTGTATGGACAGATTCTTCTTTATACTCTCTGCAATACGTTGGTGCACCTGCCGTGTGGACAGCTACATTAGTTGGTGAAAACATATCTATATCTTCTCAATTATCTGTGTCTTACGCAAACGGCATAGCTTACTGGATGGGCGTTGATAAATTTTATTTATATGATGGTAGAGTGCAACCATTAAAATGTGACGTAAGAAAGTATGTATTTAACGATTTTAATATATTACAATACGATCAAGTGCACTCTGGCACTAACGAGTCTTTTCACGAAATATGGTGGTATTATTGCACCAGCAACTCTAATGACATAGATAGATATGTTATTTATAATTATATGGAAAAAACTTGGTATTATGGTTCATTGGGTAGAACAGCGTGGTTAGATTCTGGATTAAGAAAAAATCCTTTAGCAGCGACATATAATAACGTGTTAGTAAATCATGAGTTAGGTGTGGATGATAAAGAAACAGCTACAACAGCAGCTATAGCTGCACATATAGTATCTGCAGAATTTGATTTAAATGACGGGCATCAATTCTCGTTTGTTAATAAAATAATACCTGATATAACTTTTGATGGTTCTACCGCAGATAGTCCTGTGGTCACCATGACTTTAAACCCATTAACAAGTTCTGGTTCTGGACATAAAACAGTTACATCAGAGGGCGGGTCAAATAATGCAACAATAACAAGGACATCTGCTGCAGACATAGAAAAATATACAGAACAATTACATATTAGAATACGTGCTAGACAAATGTCTATGCGTATAGAATCAAGTGCCGAAGGGGTTACATGGCAATTAGGTTCACCTAGATTAGATATGCGACCAGATGGGAGACGATAATGGTAGATATTACGAGATATGGTATAGGGTTTAAAACACCTGCATTACCTTATCCACCAGACGATTATGAACAACAAGCGTTTATACAATTAAATAACGTATTGCGTTTGTATTTTTTACAAGTAGACACAGCTTTAAGGAACGCCAGTATATCTGACAGAGCCGAAGCTACATCTTGGTTTTTAAGCTAATGCCTAATAAATATGTAAATGCAAAGAAAGATCTTACAGGCACAAGTGAAACAACGTTATACACTGCACCTGCACTAACTACAGCTATTGTTAAATCTATATTAGTATCAGAGGATTCAGGAAACGCTGACACCATAACTGTTACTATAACTGATGCAGAGTCATCTCCTGCTACTTTTAGTTTATTTAAAACAAAATCTATTAGTGCAAATGCTACAGCAGAATTATTAACAGCTCCCTTAGTTGTACAAACTGGAGAGATACTAAAAGTTACGGCTGCTACAGCTAACAGATTACATGTTGTTGCTAGTATATTGGAGATTAGTTGATGCCAGTTGTTGATAGTAATACACAATTATTAGATACTTCTACAGTTATTGCTAACCGATTAGCTATGGCAATGGAAGAAACTTCAGGTAGAAAAACTCCTTTACAAGCTCAATTACTAGCTGTGGCTAGAGAGTCTAGTATGGATGACGCAGATGTTACGCAAATTGGTAATACTGTGTTTATAGGACATAGAGGAAAAGGTAAAGCCAGTAAAGCTATGTCAGGGTATGTTTATAATTCAGACACAGGCAGAAATTTTGTAAATAATTCTATAAAATATCTTGCTTATTTACAAGATAAAGGGATAAATAGATACTCTACTGGTCTTAGTAAATCAGCTAGACCAGTGCATGAAATTATAAAAAGAAAATTAATAAACACAGATACCGAAATATTTGCAAAATTTCATAGAGATAGAACTTATTTGTTTGCTAGGATAGGTGAAGACTCATTAAAGGGTATGGCATAGTGCACGATGTTATAGAAATATTTGATGACGCTAAAGATTTTGTTGTTGATGACGTTCCAGAATATGTAGCTGACGTTGCTGATTTTTTTGTTGATGACATAATTAACCCTGTTGTCGATGTTGTAGAAAATGTTGTCGATGCAGCTTTAGACGATCCTGTAAAAACCATAGCTACTATAACAGCCGCAGTTTATGCACCTTGGGCTATACCTCTTATAGAAGGTGCAGATGTTGCTATGGAAGGTGGTGACATAGGTGATATACTAGAAGCTACAGCAAAAGCATATGTAGCACAACAGGTTGGAGCAAAAGTAGGGACTTATGCTGGATCAGAAGCAGCAGCATCAGCAGCAGAAGCAGGTGCATCAGCAGGGCAACAAGCTGTAGCACGAGCAGTTATAGGAACAGGTAGTCAAAGAGCCACTCAAGCCATAGTATACGGACAAGATCCTGTAGAGGCTTTTGCAAAAGGTGGTATATCTGGAGGTATAAGTGCATCTTTAGGTCAGTTAGAAGAAAACTCAGCGTATAAAGATTTACCACAAGCAGCAAAGAATGTTATATCTGATACTTTGACGGCTACTCTTTCAGGAGGAGAAGTCACTCCAGAGTTAATCACTAGTGCTATAGTTAGAGGAACTGTTACAGCAGATTTAGTGCATCAACAGCTTGATCCTGATAGTTATTATTTTGATGAGTTTGGAGACAAGGCTTCTAGGAAATATACTGACGGGCAGATGGCAGCTATAACTAATGCTATAGTTAACACAACAACTGCAGCATTTACTGGTAAAGATGTAACACCAGCTTTAATGAAATCTATTCTAAAATATGGTTCTGAAGAATTAAATAAATCTATAGATAAAAATGTACGGAACACCATAGATAAAGTTTCTGGTGACTACGAAGCGTTAGAAAATAAAGTAGGTCAGATAGACGATGCTGTGGCCGATTACGAGACTGCAGCGGCTAATTATAACGCTGTGGCTGATGAAATGACTCCTAGGTTTGAAACTCGTGACCAGCTAAAAAGTAAGGTAGATTCTTTAAGAGCAACTTTTGAGGGTGATCCATCTCAAGGCAATGCAGATAACTTAAATGCTGCTATTAAAGAATATAATGAGTATACCACAGCGTTAGATAAAGATTATGCAGATAACTTTAAACCTTTATTAGATAAATATAAAGCTGAGTCTGAAGCAGCTTTAAATAGTGTAAATACATTTCGTGATGAATATAACGTATTAAAAGATACTTTAGTATCGAGTGGTGAACAACTAGATGACGCTTTAGTACCTGTGCAACAAAGTGTAGATAAAGGTATTGTTAGAGCATTGACAGACGATGCTTTTGTGCCTGATGAATATATAAAATACAATGGGTTAGATGATGATGCAGCGGCTGCAGGAGAAGAATTTGATGCACATTATCACTGGCTTACAGAGGGTAAAGATAAGTATTTTGTTACAAACGAAGAAGAATACAACAAAGCATTTACATTAGAAAAAGAAAATTTTTTAAATAAAGCTCTAAATGCTGCAAACTTAAATTTAACTCACTTAACTAAAGAACAACGTAAGAACGCAGTTGCACAGGTCGAGAAAATAGCAACAGAACAATATGAAAATAATCTTACAGCGTTTAAAAATGCAGATGTTACTAATTATGCAGAACAAATAGCTCAAGATTATTTAAGAAGTCAAGATCTTGTTATGGATGTGTTAAAACAACAAGGAAAAACAGACGCTGAAATAGATCAATATATAGGTAATCAAAAATTTGTTAGTTCGGTTCATCATGCTTTGTCTAAATATGAAAATGATGACATAGATAAAAGCGGAGTAACCGATGCTGATATTGTTAGTAACAATGCAAAAGTTGTTACAAATGAAGATGGGGGTCTTAGTTACGCAATATTAACTGCAGGTAATTCAAGTCCTTATTTTGATCCTAAAGAAAATAAAATAGTACAGAATGTAGCCATAAAAGACGGGTATGAGGTGCAAGATTTAGATGGTAATGTGCTTATGAAAGTAGAACAACTACCTTTATTAACAGCCGATACATTACTAGAAACAAATACTGAAGCAGGTATAAAAACATATGCAGAAATACAAGATGAAGACTCAAAAAAATTTTTAGAGGCTGGTCTAGGTAGCACTACATGGGCATTTATACAACAAGCATATGAATATGCAAAAACAGAAGATGCACCAGACTTTTTAAAAGACACAGCAGGTGTTGTATTAAGTGCAGGTGGAGAACTTATACAAAGTTTTAATGGTTTATTAGTATTAGCAAATGTAAATCCTGAAACTACAGCCGTAGGTCAATTTGCTAGAAATCTAATAAAACTAGGTGATGATGTTAAAACAGAAGAATATAAAAATAATGTAGAAAAAATACAAGATACAATAACTGCGTTAAGAGAAAATATAGACCCTAATGCACCTTGGTTTGAAAGAGCATGGGAGACCACAAAAGCTATATATGGAGGTGCATCTGAAGCACCACTAACTTTTGCAGCAGAATACATAGCAAAAGAAGTTATACAAGAAGTGCCTTTGTTATTATTAAGTGGCGGAACAGCCAATGTTGCTAAAAAGGTCTTAATGGAAGGTGGCGAGGCTTACGCTAAAAACATAGCTATGAAAGTTGGTGTTGGCACATCTGTTACTGCAAGTATGGCAGAAGGTTTTGGTGGTACAGCAGTAGAAACTTTTGATGAAGCCTACAGAACAGCTATAAAATCAGGCATGAATGAAGAACAAGCAACAGAATATGCGTTTGATTTAGCAAAAGAAGCAGGGACTATATCTGCTATAACAACTTTAGCTACAGGTAAAGTATTAAAAGGTAATGATTTTGAGAAGGCTATATTTGGTGGCAAGAAAAAAGGCAATATATCAGAAGCATTTGAAGTAATAGGCAAAGAAACTGTACAAGAAGGTTTTGAAGAGGGATTACCTAAAGCATGGTCAGAAAGCAAATTAGTACAAATAGACCCTGAAAGAGATACAATCGGTAATGTAACAGCAAATACTGTATTAGGCATGATTTCTGGTGGTGGTACGTCTGCTACCATATACGGCACTGTAGAGGGTTATAATGCAGTAGAAAATAAGTTAAATGTTATTACAACTGGAGATTTTGTATCTAGTGCCATAGCTAATTTTAATCCTGAAGTTAGTAGTGTCATAGGAAATACAGATAAAACAACAGAAAATATGTCTGTTTTAGAGCAAAATTTAACAGATTTAGGCATAGACAGTAATATAACGTCAAACATAATGAATACGTATTATGACGATGCGTATATAGGTTCAGAAGAAGTATATGATAAATATAGAGAATTTGGCGATTATAAACCTGAACAATCTGAAGTTGACAGATTTGTAGGTAAATCATCAAGTGAGCAATTTAACACTGATTTTGATGCTTATATAGACCCTAGATTTGTTGATAAACAAGAAATACAAAATATAGCTGCATCAGAGGGCGTTACCCTTACAGATGAGCAGATAAATCAATATGTAGGGCAAAAAGATGAGTCTACATTATTAGAACAGGCTAGGAAAGATTTAGATCCTACAGCCGTAACAAAAGAAGAATCTCGTAAATATCTTACAGATTTAGGGTACACACCTACAGACGAAGAAGTTGCACAATTTACAGCACAAATAGCAGAAACAGAACAAGCTAAAGCTATTGGTGAGTATGTAGATCCACGCATGACCTCATTTGATGAGGCTAAATCTTATTTTGATGCTTTAGGTTACACTGCTACAGATGATGAAATAAATAATTTTGTTGGTCAAACAGAAGAAGTAAAACAAAGAGTGTCCGTAGGTGAGTATGTAGACCCTAAATTAGTAACGGAAACAGAGGCATTTGAGGCATTTAAAAATGCAGGTCTTTCAGACGTTTTACCTGAAGATGCAAGAAAACTTATGGGTCAATACGATCAAACTTTGCTTGGTGGTAAGGTAGAAGAAGCATTACCAGAAGCTAGATTTAACGTATTAAAAAATATGATTGGTAGTCCTGCTACGGATACTGATCCTGCTACAGGTATTTTTGCAGAAATAGAAGATGTAAGAAAAGGATCTGAAATACAAGATCAACTAGATATTTTATCAGACGCTCTTGGTACACAAGGACAAAATATAACTGATGTTGCAGATATATTAGGCAAACCTGCCACAGATACAGATCAAGCCACAGGATTATTTGCTACAACACAAGATGCTAATCAACAATTATTAGATCAATTATCTACTATATCTGATAAACAAACTGATTTTATGCAACAATATGAACAAGAAGTAGAAGATGAAGCTAGAAGAAGAGCCGTAGCAGCAAAAAGAGGACAGCAAATGGACTTAGCAAAACAGTTGTATCAAGGGCTACAACCACAACAACTCACGCCTTTAAAACCAGTGGAATTAGCTAAAATAGGAGCACCTTACCAGTTTGAAAGTATATTTCGTGATGCAGGTCAAGAGGCTTTTTATCAAACACCTTACAATAGAGGTGGACAAGTTAGTAATTTAAATGATACATTATTAAAACTTATTGGGGACGATTAATGGCTGATATTTTTGATGATATAATGAATTTCGGTTCAGATGCGTTTAACTACCTAACCGACACTGATGATGGGCTAATTTCTGATGTGGGAGATGTTTTTAAAAAAAGTGATGGTAGTGTAGATTTTGGTAAAGTTGCTGGTGGTATAGGGGCACTTGGAAAGGTACTTGCAGACACAGGTGTAATAGGTGCTGACACGTATTTAGGTAAATTATTTGGTGGCCCTCAAACAGAAAAATTAGGGTATCAAGGTAAAATACCAGATTATACTGCTACAAGAACAAGAGTCCCTGGGACATATGACCCTGAAAGACGGCCTGGGAGTGGTGGACAGCGTTATTTTACAGATGTTGCATTTAGCGGTGGAGAGCGTGGCACTCAAGACACAAGTAGCCAAGCTGCTGGATTACAGGCTATGAATCTAGCTAATTTAGCACAACAAAATAGACAAGGAGAGGGACTGGCTGCATTAAGAGCTAAAAGAGAGGCAGATGCAGCTAACTCAATTCTTGCACAGGCGGATCAACTTGCACAGGCAGAACAAATTGCACAGACAACACCTGCGGCTACACAACCAATACCTACTGTGCCAACAGCAGAGAGTTTGTTAACAGAAGAAGAAAGAGCAAATTTTGGATTGGCAAGAGGTGGTATAGCACGTTTAAATCGAGGTATGTATTTAGGTGGTGCTACTGATGGTATGGCAGATAAAGTGCCTGCTATGATAGGAAATACACAACCTGCTGCTTTAAGTGATGGAGAGTTTGTAATACCTGCAGATGTCGTCAGTGGGTTAGGTAATGGCAACTCTGATGCAGGAGCAAAAAATTTATATGCAATGATGGACAGGGTTAGAAAAGCTAGAACAGGAACTACAAGACAAGCTCCTGCTATAAATCCTAATAGAATGATGCCAACTATGAGAGGCTAACATGACTGAAACAACACCAGATACCACAATAGCTAACCAAACAACCCCAGATCCAGGGGCTAAGTTAGTAGGTCAACAAACGGGCACAGAATCCTCCCTATCAAATTACGTAGGCCCTTACGTAACAGATATGCTTGGTAAAGGTGAGGCTTTGGCAGACATGCCTTATGAGGCGTACACAGGCCCTCTAACAGCAGGTGAATCCGATTTACAAACTGATGCGTTTACAGGACTTGCTAATTTGACTGTGCCCACCGATGATATGGGGGGATTCACCCCTGGGAGTTTTACTGATGAGGGTGTAGCTGCAAAGTTTATGAATCCTTACATAATGGCAGCATTACAGCCACAGATAGATGAAGCTAAAAGACAAGCTAACATACAACGTATCGAGGATGCAGGTAGATTAACAAGAGCAGGAGCTTTTGGTGGTTCACGACAGGCTGTCATGGAAGCAGAAGGAGCTCGTGGTTTACTAGATAGATTAGCAGGTATCACAGGAGCAGGATATAGAGATGCTTTTGATAAAGCTATGGGGCAGTTTAACGTAGAACAAGGTAGAGAACAAACTGCTCAAGATGCTTTAAATGAATTTGGATTAACAGCCTTGGGTGCACAACTAAAAGCTGGTGATATACAAAGAGCTATAGATGCAGAGGGTATTGCAGCAGATAAAACACAGTTTGAAGAAGAAAGAGATTATCCATATAAACAAATACAATATATGCAATCTTTATTGCAGGGACTACCGCTTGCTGCACAACAATATACATATGCACAACCAAGTGCATTATCAGAGTTATTAGGTGGTACAAGTGGTATAATGACTTTATATAATAGTCTATTTGGTACTGGTGCAGATGGTAGTGGCTTTGATTTAGGTGCGTTACTTGGTTTAACCACACCAGAGTCAGATGTTGAAGATATATCAGAAGATGTAAATGAAGTATTAAAAACAGATGATACTACAAAAGATGATACTACAGAAGATGAATTTATAGTAGGGTAATAACATGGCAATAATGGATAACGAAGTACAAACTAGAATAAATGCGTTTCGAGATAACCCTAACGCATTAATGCAAAAATTCCAAAAAGGTCAACAACTTATAGATTTACTCGCTTTACAAAAATTAAAAAGTGAGAAAGAAGCCGCTGCCCGTGATATGCAAATGAAAATGCAAAACAACCCTAACACTATTAAAGCACAAAGAGAAAAAGAAGTGTTAGATATGACTAAAAAAGAGCTTATTGACCAGACTAGTGGTATAATGGCTCTTAAAAAAGCTAAAGAGCAAGGTAATCTTAAAAAAGCTATGGCTCAAGGTATAACAGGTAGACCTGCACCTAATATGAAAACAATGGCAGATGGTGGCATTGTAGGGTTTCAGCCTGGGGGTAGTGTTTTAGATAAACTAATACAAGAAAAAATCGCTGAGATAATGGCGGATAAAAATTTAGGGCCAGAAGAAAAACGAGCTGCTATAGCAAAACTAAGAGAACCAAAAGCTCAACCCGAAGGTATGCAAAAAGTATTAGGTGATAAATTAATAGCAGATCAAGCATATGACGATCAAGTTATGGGTCTTGGCATGGGAGCGTCAAAAGGTGATACGATACCACTAATTCCTGGGTCTAATGTATTAAATAGATTTCAAAAAGATACGCCTTTAGGGAAATTAGCACAAAGAAACATAGCGGATATAGCTAGTCAGATGGGTGGCCCCGAAGTTAACACAAGTGTAGATCCTATGGCTATAGGAGTAGGTAATATACCAAAAAAACCTCTTCCTGAATTTGTTATGGACTATGGTTATGGAACATTAGGAACAGGAGAGGAACCAAAAGACGATAAGTTAACCGCACCTAAGTCAGGTATAACGGCTATAGATGCTTCTTCAGTAAAATATAAATCTCCTTTAGAATCTCTAAGAAAAGAAGTTAAAAAACTAAAAGAAACAGATGATACATATAAAATAAAAGATGTAGATGCAATAAGAAAAAAGGGTAGAGACGATTTTACAGATGCTACTAAAGATATAATCCCTGGGTTAGAATCAATACAAAAAACAAAACAAAGCGATTTAGAAAAATTACTAGCAGGAAAAGAAAAGTTTTATGAAGGTATGCAAGATCCTGATGTGTTACGTGATCGTAGGTTAAGAGCTGCTCTTGCAGGTGGAGCAGGTGGAGCTACTTTTGGAACCACACTAGGAGGTGTAACAAGGGCATCTCTAGCAGAAGAAAAAGCACAAGAAAGATTTAAAGTAAAAGGTTTCCAAGATCTTTTTGGCGATAAAAAAGATTTAATTAAAGAAATAGGCAAAGATAAAGCAGATATCCTAAGTAAAACTTTTGAGATAACTAAAACCGCTTTTGATATAGGTGAAAAGCGTGGTGACACTGCGGCTAGAGAAAATGCTGCAACGAGAACAGCAAAAGCTAAACTTGATGCGACTGTGTTAAATGCAGTTAGTAAAGATGCAGAAATGTTCTATAAGCAGGATGTAGATAATGCAACCTTTAAACAAAGAGCTAATATAGCCCATGCAAAGTTAATGTCTCAGGCTGCAGATAGAGAAGTTAAAGTTGAAATAGCTAACTTACAAGCAGATTTAGGTAGACAAAAGAATGCATTGTTAGCAGAAGCAAATAAGATAAAGAGTGCTACAAGTTTAAGAAATTTTAGAACAACATTGTTTACTGGCACACAAAAAATCATAGCCGACTTAAAATCTAAATATCAAAAAGTATATCTAAAAGCGGCAGAAGACGCTAAACTAAACCCAGGTGGAGCCGCAGGCGAAAAAAGAGCTAAAGAACTTATAGATCAAATGAACGCATTTATTAAGTCAGATACAGCATCTCTACAAGCCGTTACTAACGGTATTATAAAAGATTTAGAAAAAGATATAAGTGGTGGAGGCGGCACTACTAATATGGACGAAGTAGATAAAATACTAGGTATAAAGTAAAATGGCTACCATTGAGCAAATTGGTGAGTGGATTATTGCTAACCAAGATAAGCAAGGCACACCAGAATTTGAAACTGTAGCTAACGCTTACAAAGAACTTCGTGCTGGTTCTTTATCAAGTGAGGCTGACAGACTGCGAGAAGAAGGTGAAGCAGAGCTACAAGATCTCTTAGATAAACCTATAGAAGAAGAACCTGAAGAAGCTGATATAATTGACCAAGGTCAAGAATTTATTAAAGGTATCTTTGGTGGTGCAGTGGGCCTTGGAGAATCAGCAGCATTAGGTGCAGTAACTCCTTTTGGTGAAGATACAGAGACGGCAGCACGAGAGGGTATATTAAGTGCAACTGATCCTGTAAGAGAATTTTTCGCAGCAGAAAAAGGCCAAGAAGAAATATTTGGTCGTAAATTTGGTGAGGCTTTAGGTTCTTTTCTTGGTATTGGTGCAACAGCATTAGTTCCTGTTTTAGGATTGCCTCTTGCTGCTGGATTGGCTGTGTCAGCAGGTGCTGGTGAGGCTAGTGAACGTGCTCGTGCAGGAGATGCTACAGAGGGCGAAAGAGGTATAGCTTCTTTATTAGGTGGTGCAGTCGGTGCAACAGAACTTATATCTCCACTTAGAATAATAAAAGCATTTAAAAAATCTGTTGGTGATGATGTAGCAGATGATTTTTTTAGTAGAGCAAAACGTATAGCTAAAGAAGCAGGAGTAGAAGGTACTCAAGAATTTACTGCAGCGTTTCTTCAAAATGCTATTGAAAAAGGTATATACAACCCTGAAAAAGGATTGATGGATGATGCACTAGAACAAGGTGGTTATGGTGCTGGTGTTGGTGGTTTTGTGCAAGCTGTAGGAGACATGATAGCACCAAAGTTTAGAAAAAGAACAAACGCTGATGGTAATACTGAAATACTACAACTAACAGATCAAAGAGGCGATCAAACAATAAGTGCATTAGACGCTGAAACAGAGTTAGAAGAACAAGGAAGAAAACTTTTAGAAGATAGAAGACCTGGGCCAAAACTAGAAGAGGGTCAAGATCAAGGTGAATTGTTTGAAGGGTTAGACTTAGGATTAGCAAGACAAGAACCTAATTTTATATTAGTACCAGAAGAAGGCGAAACAACAGAAACAGCTAAACCAAAAGTAGATGATGCCCCCGTACAACGAGATCTAATAGATGAGCTTGAAGACGCACAGTTAAAAGGTCTAATAGATGTAGACGAGACAAAAGAAATAAGAGATTTAATAGCTAAAGATGAAGAAACTGCTAGGGTAGAAGCAGAAAAGAAACTAGAACAAGCCAAAGAAGCACAACTAAAAGATATCACTAAGACATTAGATGCAGAACAAAAAAGAACTACAGAGATAAAACGTGGTGATATTCTTAGACCTATATTAGAAAATCTTGACACTGCTAGTAGAACAAATACAGAAAAACGTTTTTCAAAAGCTCTTGGGGACGCAGGTATAGCTGACACAGCTATAAATGCACAAGAGAAAGCTGTAATAAAATTAGCCACTGATGCTGTAAGAGATGGGCGACCTATACCAGCAGAAGCTAAAGATTATCAACAAATAAAAACAGATGATATCTATAAAGGTATAGATGTTGAAAAAGGCACAAGATTACAAAGAACTGAAATACCAGACGTTGACAAAAAAAGAAAAGGCTCGGTGCTACCTGAAACTAGAAAGGTTGAAACAGATGACCTACAGATTGAAAAACTTGACGAAACCGCAGCTAGAAGAGGCACTGAAGGTGCTGTACAAGACGTGGCAGAAACAAGACCTGACGATACTACTAGAAGCCCCGAAGGATTTGCAACACTTACACCCGCAGGATTGGATGTTAGCCAACGAGATACTACTAGAGTTGGAAGAAGAGAAGGAGAACAACAGGATACATTAACGCCTGTGGATAAAGTTACAACTGAAGTAACACCTGATAAGGAGTTAACAAAAGAAAAATTTAATGAGATAAGACAGAAAAGAAACGATTTAAGCACCAGACTAACCAAGGTGCAACAAGGGAATGATAGAGGTAAATATAGTGTAATAACTAGAGAACTAGATACGGCTGTAAATAATAAAGATGTTACAACTGCGGACAATGCACTTCAACGCATGGAGGCGTTTGTAGCTGACAGAGAAAAGGGTGTAAAGAAGTTAACAGGTGATACTAGACGTAAAGGGGCCCGCCAGAAGCTGAAAGATGACGCAACAGTAGAGGGTATAGGTAAAGCTCTAGGTAAAAAAACTAGAACAAAGATTAAACCAAAAAAAGAGCCGTTAGTAAAACCAAAAGAAACACCTAAAAAAGTTGTTGTAGAAGATACAAAAACCAAACAAATCTATGGCGAAAAAGCATTTAAAAAATTACAAAAAAGCCCAAAGAAACAAAGAATAGAGTCACAGCTCAGTAAAGCCATAAACGAAGGGGTGCAAACTTACGATGTAATTATAGAAACAGATGAGAAAACAGGTAAACGTAAGAATGTACTAAAGAAAAAAGAAGTTAAGACGAGGGAGGGGCTTCTTACAGAATATGTAAAGAACTTACGTAAACCTCTTTCTGATTATGATTCTCGTACTGGTATTGATTTAAATAATGATGGAAACATATTTGAAGAGTCTGATTTACAAAAACTGCAAGAAATAATAGAAAAAGGCAAAGGAAAACAGCAGACAAGAGAGTCTTTAGATATAAAAGCAGGTAGAGCATTTAATAGGTATGCAGAAAACGTAAGTAGAACATCTGACGTATTTGTCCTTGTCGCACATGATTCTATATTTAACAAAGGGTTTTACAAGACAGGAGAAATAAAAACACCTGAGTTAAAAAAATATTTTGATAAAACTGGTCAGAATAGAGCTAAAGAAATATTAGATTGGTCAAGAGAGAACTTATCTAAAAAAGCAAATGATGCGATTACAAAACTAATAGCTATAGAGCGTTCTGATTACATAAAACAAAGAGAACTTAGACGTAATGCCGCTGGTGGTAAATGGGGTGAGATTGATACAGACAAAAAATTAAAAGCAAATCAAAAAGCAGAGGCAGAGCAGTTTGATGAAGTTAGAAATAATATAAAAGATAAAAAACAAACTTTTGAAGATTATATGGCTACAGCAGATGAGATAATAAAAGCTGATGCTGATTATAAAATAACTGATGAAGAGATAGCGGCTATAGCTGATTCCGAAGTTATAATAGTAGATAAATATTTAAAAGCGGATGCTACAGAGGGATTATCATTACCACTGCATCCTATAATTAAAAATTCTTTGAGGGCAGGTGATTTAAAATCTGCGTTGGAAGGACTACAAGCAACTTCTTTAAATAAAGAAACAGCACAAGTTGCAGGCAAGTTGGCACAGAAGGTAGGCACGACAAAAGTAGAAATAGTGAACAACTTGACCGATGAGGGTGCGATCCCTGTATCAGGTTTGTTTGACCCCAAAACAAACACAATAAAACTAGACGCAGACACTGGTTTCAATCCACACGTGATACTACATGAGATGGCACACGCTGTCACTTCTGCTAATCTAGCTAACAAATCGCACCCCACAACTAAACAACTCAATGCGTTATTTAATGACGTAAAAGATATGTTAGATACTGCATACGGCTCTACGAATGTAGATGAGTTTGTGGCAGAGGCTATGAGTAATCCATCATTCCAAGCAAAGTTAGCTGGTTTAAATCCCAATGGTAAGCCTATAAATGCGTTCCAAAGATTGGTAAACATCGTAGGTAATTTTATAAGGCGTATAACAGGACAACCAACCAAAGAAATAGATTCTGCACTATCAAGAGTAGACGAGGTCATAGACGATATAATAACTCCTGCACCAGAATTTAGATCAGCAGGGCAGTTAGCATTAGTAGCACAAAGACCAGAACTATTAAAAACTGTAAAAAGAATAGTATCCAGCACAGCAGATGTTATGGATAAAAACAAGTATACAAGTGTTGTATATGATTTCTTATCGTCTAAAGCACCAAAACTATTAAAATCAGGTGTATTTATAAGTTTACCTATACAGGCTTTGGGAGATTTAGCTACAAGATATAATTTTAAATCACCTAGAGTAAGGGAGTTACAAAAAACAATAGATTTAATGAATGGTGAAACGGGACAAGTTGACGTGGCTATAGACGCTGCCATGAGAAAATATGAGCCGTTTTTTGAAAAAGCCATAAACGATGGTAGAAAAGAATCATTTGATTTTGTTGTGTATCAAAGCACAGTATTTAGAGTAGATCCTACTAAAAAAAGAGACGAATATAAAAACAAAGATGGCACTGCTAGAACAGATGAAAGTGGTAATGATCTATTAAAAAAGTATGACGAGATACAAAAAGAGTGGAACAAGCTAGGTCAAGAAGGTCAAGCTATCTACAATGACATGAGAAGAACTTATGCCAAACAATACGAAAAATTAAAAAATGTTATACTTGGTGAAATAGACAATTCAGATGCAAGCACAGAAGTTAAACAAAGTTTAAAAAAAGAAGTATTAGCTAAATTATTTGATAAAAATAAAATAGAACCATACTTCCCGTTAACTCGTGAAGGTGATTATTGGGTTTCATACCAAATTAAAAAGGGTGATTCTACAGAAATGGCGTATGAAGCATTCGAGTCTAACAGAGGTAGAGAAAGGGCAATGGCAGAATTAGCAAACGACCCTGATGTTTCTAACGTAGAAACTTACTCTACTTTAGATAAAGTGAATTTTCAAACCGCACCGTCAGGCTCTTTTGTAAAAGATGTATTACAAGTTATGAAAGTTAATAAAGTAGATGATGTAACTCAAGAACAAGTGCTACGTATGTTTATAGAGACTTTACCTGCAACCTCTTTTGCTAAATCTTTTGTAAAAAGAAAAAACAGCCCTGGGTATAAAGAAGATGCCTTGGGTGCATTTAAAGAAAAAGGTTATGATATAGGCCGTCAAGTCGTTAGAATGAAGTATGGGAAAAAATTACAAGAAATAGATGACGGTTTGGCAGAAGACTATAAAAAACTAGGAAACCCTAAAGCAAAAGAATATGTACTTGAATTACAAAAAAGAGCTAGATTCGCAAGAAATCCTCCTAGAGATATATTGATGAGAGCTTCTGCACAAGCTAACAGAATAGCATTTTTAGGTACAATAGGTCTTAACATATCCTCTGCTATAGTTAACATGACACAAGTGCCTCTTATGTTTCAACCCATACTTGGTGGTAAGTATGGACATAGAGAATCTTTTAAAGCCATTAAAGAAGCAGGGGTATTTATAGGCAGTAGTGGAGTAGGAAAAAAAGCAAGAAAAATAACAACTCCAAATGGAGAGGTTGTAGACGTAGGAGCGGCTTGGTCTATAGATAATTATTATGTTGCAGACAAAGATGGTAAATTTAAATTGCGAGATGATTTAAATGTTGATGCTAACAAATTAAGACAATTAAACAGATTATTACCACTTGTTCAATCGGCATCTGATAGAGGTCAGTTAAACCGTTCCTTATTTTATGATACATTAACACTAGAAGAAGGTGGTAGAGCAAGAAACCTTTGGGATAAAATAAATGCTTTTTCTGCTTTCTTTTTCCATCAACAAGAAAAATTTAACAGACAGGTAGCACTCATTTCTACCTATAACTTAGAATTAAATAGGTTAGAGAATAGCACAAAGGCAAGTGAAAGAAATTTATCTACGGCAGAAAAACAAGAGTTAGCCGCAAACGAAGCGTTATACAGATCACAAGAAATGAACGGTGGGGCATCTCTTGCCAACGCACCTAGAATAGCTCAAATACCTATTGGTCGTGTAGCCATGATGTATAAATCTTACGGCATACAAATGTATTATACTTTAATAAAAACAGGTCTAAAAGCTGTAGGTGCAGATAAAAGTTTATCACCACAAGAAAAGAAAATAGCACAAAAACAATTTTTAGGTATATGTGCATCATCTGCTTTACTTGCAGGTATTCAAGGTATGCCGTTTGTAGGTTTAGTAATGTTTATTGCAAATATGTTTCTCGATGATGAAGAAGAATCAGCAGAGTTTTTAACAAATAGATTTTTAGGGGATCATTTATACAAAGGGCCAATAAGTGCTGAATTTACAGATATATCAGGTCGTGTAGGTTTATCTAATTTAATATTTAGAAATAATCCCTATAACAAGGATGATAGTGTACTAGAAACTGTTGGAAAGACTTTGTTAGGCCCCGCAGGTAGTGTTATAGGCCAATTTGGAGCTGGTATATCAGAGGTAACAGATGAGTTTGGTGATACTCAAAGAGGCATAGAACGTATGATGCCTGCGGCTATTCGTAACATTTTTAAAACTGGTAGATATATAGCTGATGATGGTATATATACTAGACGTGGTGATTTAATAGTAGATGACATATCAGGACATGGACTGTTCTTTCAATTCCTAGGTTTTCCGCCATCAGAATACACGAGGGCACAAGAACAAAACCAAGTAGCTAAAGGTATAGATAAAGCTGTTAATGTAAGACGCTCAAAGCTACTAAGACAGTTATATTTAGAAATAAGACATGGTATGGATACAGAAGATGCGTTAAATGCCATAAATAAATTTAATAAAAGACATCCTAGATTTGCCATAAGTGCAGATGCAATGAGAAGATCAATAAAACAACACGTTAGGCAATCAGCAACAATGCACAACGGTGTATCTCTGAGTCCAAAAATGCGGGCATACATGAGAGATGAAGAAGATATGTATGATTTTGACTAAGACATACGCCATACACGCACACCTAATTTGCCATCTTCAACGACTGTGCGTATCTCGCTTTCCCAACCTTTAGATATAAATATTCTTTTTATTTGCTTGGTAGCCTCCACAGTATTTATACATAATATAAACACAGAGGCATTGATTCCCATGCTATCCCAGTTTACAACTATGTGAACCCCATCAGGGTTTAAATCATAAGTCTTTAATACCGACATCTTCTACTGCACAATCTACTATTATTACATCAGTTGGAGGCAGATTCATGTGAGTGCCTTTACTCAGCCTCATCTTACTCCTACGTGCCCCTAACTTCTTTATGAGATCATGTACAAACGAGTTATAGTTTATTTGCTGATCGCCACACCACGCCTTGAGTGGCTTTGGTATTAGATAAGCTCTCTTTAAATCTGTCTCGTATCTCGCTACTAACTTACCTCTAGGTAAATGTTCGGGTACAACAACCTGCTCTATCTCTGCCTGCTTACGTAGGTCATCTGTGCTTTTTATCCAAAGCACGTTACTCCAATGCTCGTGTATGTAATCGTTAAGCACTTCTTCTACAGACGCAGACATGTCCTCCGAGTGATGCTTGTTTTGATTTAATTGTTCTATAGTCCAGTTAAATAAATTTTTAGTGTCATAGTCTACTAGACCCATTCTCTTTGCTAGTATTATTCCAGTCAGGCTACAAGATACCAATACAGACCAAAACCTATTCTCTGCTGTAAGACCTGCTTTTTCGTCCACCTTTGCTTGTACCTCACCTAGTAACTTCTTTACACCTGATATGTTACCCATTACCTGGCCAACATACTCTCTCCCAGCATGCCCGTAGTTATCTTGTATTGCACTACTAAAAGTATCTGTTTCTTCTTTTGTTTCAAAGTGTATACGTTTGACGTGGCATTCTAATATTCTTTGTGCCTCTGCCTTTGGCATAGCTTTGACTATACTTATTCTTTCTATAATACTAGTGTTACCCGTGGTTACAGATAACAAACTCCACGATTCGCCACGATGCCTTTCTATATTACTGCCACTAGTCATTCGACCTCTTTGTCTACCACCAGTCAGTTGATAGGCTATGTTACTTAAATCTCTGCCTTGTGTATTAGTCAACTCATCCATATACAAAGGTAGATTGTGGTACAACTCACCTCTATTCATCTTTGTGTTGTACGTATCTCTCTCGTGTATTATCAAATCTTCGGGTCTACCCCATACTGATGCACCTGCCATCATGGCTGTAGTTTTACCCACACCTGAGTCCTTACTGTATATGTGCAAAGCCGCACAGTTTATAGGTGAGAACTGCATCAAGGGTGAACCAAATGACGTGCCTACAACAAACTGATGTAGTTCAAACCCATCTCTGTTGTAGAAGTTTATAGCTTTCTTCCATTCTTGCAGAGTGCCTCTTGGTTCAAAGGCAGGAAACAATGAAGCTGTCTGTGAAGATGGTGGATTAAATTCTTTCCTATCTTTGTATATCTTCTCATTGCCTAATATAAAAGACTCACAGTCATCACCAGTCCAACCAAACTGCCTGTACGCTTCATCGGCTGTACCCTTTTCTTGTAACTCGTTTACCCATGTAGTTGTATATTGCATAAGTTCATCCATCCTTGTAATAGCTACACCTTGCATTGATATTACTTTACGAAACTCCTCCCTAGAAGTCACGGCTGTGAGGGGTAACGTAAACTCTCTAACTCCGTCTTTTGGCAAATGCAATCGCATCACGACTGCCTCACCAACCTCTACATCTCTCAATCTTTTTACTACATACAAGTCATTGTGATATATAAGTTTCTCATCTACATCACCACTAGACTTTATAGTTCTGACATACACACCACCATTAGCACCTCTGAAATAAGGTCGTGGATACGCAGGTATGGTGTATTTATTAGTAGGGCTATTTACTAAATTTATAGCAGGAGCTTCTACTACATTATCTTCTTCGGTAGCCTCCTTTATACGTTTACCAAGAGATATAGGAGATTTTATCTTACCCCAAAACTTACATTTCGTGCATATTTCGGGGTTGTATTCATCAAATGTATTACAGAGGTAAGGCCCTTTTATGTTGTCCATCTTCTTGTCTGTACTTGTTTTGGTGTAATCTTCGTGACCCTTTGATATGTAATGTGCGGCTTTTTCTGCATCTACACAGAACTTAGCTATAGATAATCCTGCTCTCCACAAAGGTTCGCTGACTGTTTCTTGATCTCTAGCTATGATACCTATCTGTTGACAACCATTACCACTTGCAGTTTTTACAAGTATATCTTTGAATACGTTTTCTACATTACTTATCAACGCCTCTGATGTAGCATTGTTTTGTGTAGGCACATATCTATTTGGTACGGGTATAGGGTCACCACCTAATAATTCAGAGAACTCGTCAAAGTCTACAGTATCAGGCATAGAGTTACTTATAAATGTAACTTCTAATGGTGGGTCTACCTTATTGTTATGTGTGCTTGGTATTCGTAGCACTCTTGCGGCATCTGCCGTTACAGCAGGATCTGCTAACAAGTTATGCTGTGTGCATTGATGCTTTAGTTTTGATGCGGTACGTAACCAATCATCCACACCGACAGGTTCTGACAAAATCCAATATACATGCACACCTCTACCTGAATTTATCAACAACGGCTTAGGTAGAGATAGTTTCTTACAAAATTCTTTTAAAGCTGATATAGCTTTCTGTTGTGTTTCATAATCTTTCCCAACCCCACAATCGAGGTCAAGGAACAATGTGTTAACGTGTTTTACGTTAGGTACTTTCCTAGAGCTTGGATCAACAAACGTTGATAATGCAAAATATACGTCATATCCTTCTTCATCTAAATTATTTGCCACATCGGCAACTTGACCTATATCTTTGTAAAATTTCTGTACTCTCTTGTCGTCTCTTATACGACTTGCAAATACGCAGTAGAATCCCTCCTTGGCTAGTACGCTCCTTAAAAATAATATTTTTTCCATGACAAACCATAAAGTTAAGCTACCACTACCCCTCCAACAACTACCCATGGAGAAAGGTTTAAAAAAGGAGTAGTGGTATTATTGAGGGACTAGTCGTCCCAGTTATCAACTATAGCAGAGAGATCGTTATCTTCTACCTTTTCTTTTGTAGATTTTTTACTTTCTACTTTCTTAGGTTCTGCTATCGGTTCTTCAACGGAATTAAAAGGGTTATCTTCGTTTGCAGTGTAACCACCTTCCACAACACCAAATGGTGATACTTCTTCCATAGGTTTGTAGTTAGTAACTTGTACTGCTCTTAATCTCAAAGACACACCTGCATCTTTACCCAACATGTACGGAGTAAAAGTCACAGCTATATTCACGGTGCTACCAGTAGTTAATAGAAAATCATCAGCTAACTTTACACCCTTGGAGTCCACCTGCATTGGCTTTCTTGTAGGGTCTGTACCATAAGCACCTTTTAATTTAGTCTTATGAGTGTAAGTTCCATCCTCATCTTTCTTAAATGGGAATGGTAGTTTAGCAGGCCAACTGCCTTCTTTCTTCTCTGCATAGGCTCTACCCATCGCCTCGTACAATGCCTTGGCTTGATCTTTACTCATGCGAAACTGCATATTATATTCTGCCCCTGCATCTGTAGCGTTGCAAGGTATAGACCTCTGCTCTGCACTATCAAACTTATAGGTTCTATTTATTTTTGGCCATAAAGCCTCTACATCATTAATATTGTAGTTCATAATCGACTCGTTCATTTGCACTCTCCTAATAATCTTGGTCGAGGTTTACTTTTTCTATACCATGTTCTTTATCAACGTCATCTTCGTGATGCCAAGTTTCCCTGACAATATTGTCGTTGTCTTTCAATGGTTTAGACTTGTTTGTTAAAGCATCGGATACGTCCTCAATATTAAACCGATAAGTATTACCCACTTTTATGTAAGTATCATCGGGTATTTCTTTTTGACGCACCCATGCTCGGATTGTGGATATGGAAACTGAAAAGTGTTTAGCCACATCCTCTATTGGTACATATTTTCCTACCATTATTTTTTCCTCACAGTTATGACGTACTCCGTGTCTTTGTTAAGACCTTCGGGATATACATCGGGGTTATCTTCCAAAAACTCTTTTAAGTTTGACTGGTTAAGACGCTTATCAAACAACTCAGGCACTTCATGCTGTAGTATAAACTTGTGCATGGATTCCCAGTCGCTAGTCCAATATTTTGTCTTTGTCGTTCTATAAAAGAGACCTTCGGAAGTTTTCACACTCTCAACACCGTGTTTCTCACAGTAATCGAGAAGTCCTTTTCGCACCATGTCTAGCTGATTAACCAACGCTGTATCTTTTTCTTTGTAGGAGGTACTGAGCGATGCTCGTTCCTCTCTTATTCTTATATACGCTTTAGTTAACTTTTCAGCAGATAGGGAAGATTCTTCCATTTACATTCTCCGTTTATCTATTAATACTTTATATATAGTTACTAGAGATAGCTTAGTCAAGTATTTCTTTGTAAAGTTCTATTATTTTTGTGTGTAGGTGTATTCTGTTATCTAATAACCTGTAAACGTGTTTTTCTGTGTTAGAACCTTGCAGTTGCACTACAGTGCATTTGTGTGTCTGTCCTGCTCTGTGTACTCTAGCATTGGCTTGAGCATAAGTTTCTAACGAACTTATGGGACTCCACCACACAACCACATTGGCTTTCGTAAGTGTTACACCATGAGCCGCAGATTGTGGTTGAATTAATAAAACTTTAGGTATTGTTGTTTCTTGAAATGCTTTGAATATTTCTGTTCTCTTGTGTGCAGGCACATCACCACGAATAATATCTGTGGGTATCTTATCTGCTATTAGTTTATCTCGTAGTAAATCTATTGTGTGTCTGAAAGGAACAAACACAAGAACCTTCTGACTTGCCTCATCTATAACTTCTTTTAATACTTTGTATCTGTTCTTTATATCAAACTCTAATACATCACCCTTGTCTGTATAAACAGCACCTGATGCTATTTGTAGTAACTTGTTCATACCTATTGCGGCATTGTTAGCGGTTATCTCTTCTCCTGTTATTTTCATTCTTAGTTTTGTTTTTAGTTCTTTGTAGTATTTAGTTTGTTGCCTTGTAAGTTCTACCTCTCTCTTGACATATGTCATGGGTGGCAAATCTAAACAGTTCTTCTTTGTAAATCTAATGGCAGGTTGCAGTATTCTATGTACAGTTTTTATAGAAGAATCTTTTGGAATCCATTTGAACCTAGATATTTGTGTCATCACCATGTCACGAAAAGAGCCAAAAAACTTTGGCACAACAGTTGGGTTCATCAACTTTGCCAATCCATAAGCATCAAGAGGACTCTGTGCCGCAGGAGTTCCCGTCATCATCCACAACCACGTATCATCTGTTAACAACTTATTTAATACTTTCCATCTTGTTGTTCTTGGGTTTTTATAATGTGTGGCTTCATCGATTATTATCAAATCAAAACCACCTTTTAATATTGTATCTGATACAATCTCAACGCCATCGTAGTTTATAACTACAAAGTCTGAACCTTCTTCTATTATTTTCTTTCTCTTGTCGGGTGTGCCATGTGCTACTTCAACAGTTCTGTGTGGTGCAAAGGTCATCAAATCATCTCTCCACACAGAATCCATTATCGATAAAGGGCATATGACAAGCACACGATTGACTGCTCCAATGTCCATCAAAAAGTCTGATGCCCATATAGAACTAGCAGTTTTGCCAGTGCCTTGTTCGTTGAAACAAAACGCTCTTTTTCTTGTAGCCAAGAAAGATGCTGTCTCTTCTTGGTGTTTAAATGGTTTGAAAGTCCCTGGGTATATGTATGAACGCATACCTGTTGACGTGTTTTTTAATACTGCAAGACCCATATTTCACTCCTTTTTCTAGGTACAATCACACACGGGGGTATCGTTACCCCTACTGTACGGGCTTTAAATCAAGCCTTTTTTTTCTTTTTTCCGTTTCTACTTCTGTTTTTCGATGGACTTTCTAAAAAATAACCATCTTTATTACTGCCACCTTTACTTAACATTTTCTTGTGACTGACATCTTTTCCTTTTCTGCTAACACCTTTTTTATCCAATGCACGTCTAGCTTTCTGACGCTCCATGCGATTCGGATGTTCTCCTCGTTTCTTTTGTTGTTCGTATTCTTTTTTGTAAGGTCTTTTTGTTTTTGTATAAGCCATCAGTTGTTACTCCCGTTGTGTATACACTCTATTACTGGACAATGCCTACGACACAATCCGCTTGGTCTTGCGTTCCAAACATCTTTATTATACGCAGTTTCCATTTTTTTGTAATTAGAAATCCACTTATCCCAAAGCTCGTTGCTTCCAGAACGTGTGTATACTTGCTTGACAAGTTGTTTACACACAACAAATAACAATCCTGCATTTATTGTGTCTATCTTTGGCATGTAACTAAATACAGATAGAGCCATAAGTTCTAGCTGACCTTTGTCTGCATACTTTGCAGACTTGCTACTCTTGTAATCTATGACCCATGCTTTTGTATCATCTATGATTATTAAGTCTGCTATACCTCTCCACCAAACTTGTTTAGACGTAAAGCTACACGGACTGAGATCCTGTGTGAGTCCCATACGAACTTCACAATACTTCTTACCTTTTTTGTTTTTAAGAGAATCAAGCACTGGTTTCATAAATCCAAATCTTCTAGGTATGTCCTCGCCATGTTGCACGTAATTCTCTGCCACAGCATGGAGTTCTGTGCCGTAGGTCATGGCACTTGTCTGCTCTTCTTCGTAATCTTTTGCTATCTTCAAATGATAGAACTGTTTGGGACATTGTTCAAAAGACTTAATTCTACTGAACGACCAAGGAGATATACTCATTCACAATCTCCGTATGATTTACCCACACCCGATTCGCAGTTGATCGGTAAACCTCTTGCCCAGTCAGGTGTCCACTTCATACACTCCTCTACATAAGTCTGTGCCTCTTTGATTTCTTCATCTTTTACGCATGCAGCTATAGAGTCATGTACTGTTAACACGACACGGTGTCTTTTATTTATCTTGAGCATCTGCTCACCTATAATACATCTAGCTATAGCTTGGCATACATTCTCTATAACTTTACCACCATAGATACGAGTTCTACCATTCCTAGTTCTGTAATTGTATTCAACTCTGCCATCACTTTGTTCACAAGCCAAGTCTCCGTATCTCATCATCAATCCCGATGGTAAACGTATACCATTCTCTTTTGGCACAGTCTCCAAGACTTCACCACATCCCAAGAGTGTTGGGTGTTCTTTGTTGTACAGGGCCCGTAGCACGTCTTGAGCATCACGCCATAACTTGTTTATCTTCCAGTTAGTATCACGATAAACACCTATGACCCTCCGTGCTTCTTCAATCTGCATGTCAAAGCCAAAAGTCTGTAGTTGTGACTGAAACTTCAAAGCACCCATGCCATACCCTGCACCCAGTATTGTTGTCTTACCTACAAACCTCTCATCCTTTGTTATCTCTTCTTCGGGTTTGTTATATATCTTTGATGCCATGTTTACATAAACATCTTCACCATTGGCAAATGCCTCGGTCAAATCATCTTGCCCTGCAAGCCAAGCCAAGACTCTAGCCTCTATCTGTGATGAGTCAGCATCTATGATAGTGTAACCCTTTGGTGCAATGATACTACGTTTTAGTTTCTTACCATTCTTGCCACGACTCGGTAAGTTTTGTAAATTTATCTTATCGTCACCACCCCATCTACCAGTATGAGCGGCATAGTATCTTACTGGCACTGGCAGTAATCCTCTCTTTGATATGTCAATAAATCTCTGTGTCCTTGTTTCTTCCAAGGTTGATTTGTTACCAAGTCTAGCATTGACTAAAATTTTTACTTGTGGGTTCTCGTGTTCTGCCAAAGACTTGAAGTCTTCATCAGACTTAGCCAATGCTAATGTTTCTTGTCCAGTTGTAGGACTTATCTTCATAGGTGGCTCTACACCCAAACGCCTCAGTGCTTCTGCAAACTTAGGGTTGCTCATCAAATCATCTTTTGACACACCCATGACAGCACATTGTTGTAGTAATGACTCTTTCTCATAACGTGTTTCTGCAAGGTGTTGTTCGAGCATACCTAGATCTAAATCTAATACTGGCTCTACAAACATCCTCAAAGTTAAATCTATTAACTTTAATTCACTCTTGGGAAAATCTTTTGCCATGTGCAAGAACGCTTTATATGTGAGATCAACATCATTAACACAGTAATCTCCGTAAGCACTTAGTTCACTTTCCGTAAAGTCCTCTCTCTTCTTGCCGATCGCCTCGAATACCTCTGTGCCTTTAACTCCGAGATTATATCTTTCAGATATCGCCTTGAGACTACTGCTATCTTCCACCCCGTGAAAACCACGGGAGATACACAAAGTATCGGTATACACCCTAGGACTAATATCAAAGACCCAATTAAGAATAGCACCGTCAAACATAGTGTTATGAGCAAGTACCATAGCGTTTGCCCAGGGGAAGTTCGTTTGTAAGTACTCTCTAAGTTGTTTATGTGTTCCACTCGCCCACTCCGTTTCTTTATCGTTTAGTTTTATACCAACACCAATGACCTCAAACCTTGGGTCACGTATGTATTCTTCTGTTGTGAGTTTACCCAAAGAATAATCTTTGCTGTAATATGTTTCAAAGTCTAACGTAATTAAATCCATCACTTGTCCTCGTAAAAGTAACGACCACCATCACGTCTTATATCTTCTTCGCATTCGTAAGCTATACCTATGTAAGCCATTGCATCTATATAGTGATCGTCTTTCTTGGGAGATGATGTCATTCTAGCTAACTTGGTTGCTACCTGCACCAACGCAATGTCTTTTGCTGAAAGTCGTTTACCTGTGATAGAATTAAATATCATCGCAATGTGTTCGTGGTTTTCAATAGGACTGCCATAGTCCGTGCGTCTATCGCCATCTGTATATTCTATGGCTCTTTTTAATAAATCTATTCTATTCGGTTTCTGCATCGTCTTTTTCCATCTGCTCTTGTACCTCTGCATCTATTATAGTTTGATCGAAAGGCAGTTCGTACTGACCACATGAAACGCACATTGCTACACCTTCGGTGTGTCTGACAACACCTCCACAATTAATACATACTATCGTCATCATCTTCCTCCTTTTTCTCTTTTTTATATCTGTTAAATAATGATAATGATCTTGCCTCTCCAGTCTTTTGTTTCAAATCATTATCCATAAACAACCAATTAAATCCCTCGTGGTTTTCGTATGAGTGCGACTCGATCGCATAACAATCGTCACACTTCACAAATAAACTACAAGAAAAATGTATCCCCTCTCCTATGGTACGTGGTAACGTGCCACACCGTATGCACCGTGTGCTGACCTCCCTGCAAGAATGTCTGTAATTGTCAACGTGGTAAGGAGATATATCTATCTTCTCTTCATGTGCATGATGATTATGAAACTGTAATCTTTTGCTCCTTATATATTTACTCATAATAATGCCCCCTCCCAACAAAATTGTTGGGTTCGCAAAGGGGGACTAGTTTTACATTCTTCAATGGTAGAGTCACGACAGAAAGGAGCTTATCAAAAAAAAGCATCGCCTCTACTGCAATGGATATAAAGGCTCTCATTGCTTACCTAACCTATACGTTTCTATTAAATCTTTAATACTGACCTTGTCTACGTTTTCACCATGTATGACAACGGCATAGCCTCCTTGCTCCAGTATTTGTTCTAAGTTCTTTTGCTGTAATGGTGTAGGCTCGTTGCTCCCCTTTGCCTTACACTCTATACCAAAGAAATATCCTTTGTAACACCCCACTATGTCGGGTACACCACTGTAACCATAACCACCAGTCATGGGTGTAAAGTAATATGCACCCATTTCTTTTAGTTGTGCCACAACTTTCTTCTTTACTTTCTGTTCGGGTGTCATGACCATTTTTTATTTTCAAACTCTACTGTGCCTAATGTAGACCCACCACTCATAGGTGTTGTAGGCTTTCGCACCACTCTACCATATTCTATTTCTTTCAATGCTCTTGGGTCATCTTCAAACCTCTCGTGCATATCTAACTCTTTAGGTGTCCTCTTCGAGTTTCTAATTTCTAATCGTCTTTGCAAATCTCTTATACTTGCTCTTCGTCTACTGTGCTTATCCATTACTTGTTTCCCAATCTGATTGTGTCTCTTTATCTTTTAAAATTTTATCGCAGAAACATTTTATGTGTTGCACTTTAGAAATATCATTATAACAATACTTTAAAATCAAATTGCATATTCTCTTGGTTATTGTTTGTCTCATTTTAACCTCCCAAAAAAACTGGTTTCAATGTTAGTGCGACACTAACAAATTAAGGTTTCCCAAAACTGTTAGTGCCACACTAACATTTTAATTGTTACGGATGATATATCCAAAAGATATCGTTGTTAATCCTTTTGCCTACGTCATCCACTTCGTAGATAGGTGGTTGAGCATCAGACATCATAAGTAATGCCATCTTCTCTTGCACCCATCTAGGTAGTACATCAACAGAATCATACCAACCCTCTGCTTGGTTGTCAATACCATTGATACCAATCGGTGTTATTTTAACACATTTGCTACCATTGTCTATTGAAACACGATATATCTTGTTATCGTGTGGTATCTGATGAGATGTGGAAGTCTCTTTCCGTGATGACATAAAACATCGTGGAATCAATTTTGTAGCCAACTTCATCGACAAACCCTCCCTCGTCTAACATTGTTAACACAGATACCTTACCCAACAAGTCTTCGGGTAACGTGCTATCATCAAGCACCACCTTGGGTGACAGACTCATATCCTCTATCGGTTGACTTGTGCCAAGTGTGCCTCCCTCTGCATTACCAATAAATGTTACATCAAACTTCCTAACTTTGAAAGCATCTTCGTAAACACGTATGTGGTACACCTTGTGTTGTTTCTTCAGGGCTTCACTCAGTTGTTGCTCTTGTGCAAGGAAGTCCTCGTATGTTTTGAGAAAGTCGGGATCGTCTTCCAACAACTCACGTTTCTCTGTGTATATCTTGTGCATGAACTGTAACACAGTATGTTCCTTGGCACGATTAGCCTTGAACTTTCTAATGTAGTCATAGCTTTCTTGCACAGAGTTGAACAAAGACTTGTAAAGATTACCCAACTTGTTCTCCTCTTGTCGAGTGATATTACCCAATGATTGCACGATGCGATCTTGATTTATGTATGCCATGTCGTGAGGTGACATCACACGTAAATAAGTTTTAGCATTCTTCATTGCTTTGTCCCATTTCGTTGACATCTTGGCATAGTGTTGCCAACTACCATCGTTGTACTTCCAGTTGTTGATAGTCCTAGCACATACACAAAACAGATAATCATCACTCGTGGTGGTGGATAGGAAGTTAAGACCTCTCCCTACCCAACCCATCACGTATGGGTTATCATCTCTGTATATCCAGTAAGAGTCATCTCTCCTACGTGTAAACTTAACACCACGTAGTTCTTTACTCAACTGCTGCACAAACTGTTCTAAAGTTTCTTGGTTTGTTTTCCACACAGCAGGTTTTGTCGATAGGTCTCCCTCGACCCATGGTTTGATAAGAGACACTCGTGCATAGTTGTCCTTGTATCTTTTCCAATACGATATCTTATTAGTCATTACACTTCCTCCTTTGTTATGTGTTCATCAGCCACAAGTTTTGTGAAACCCATGTGCTTGTTAAACCATCGATTGTACTGCGAACGTATCTTCGATGCCTCTTGCTTGTCTTGACAGTCCACTATGTCTTCCATGTCATTGATAATATCTCTTACCAAGTTAAGACGCATGGGGTGTTGGTCATCAGCCAGTATCTGCTCTATCAAAGGCACTGGGAAATGAGCATGTTTCCATGGCGAGTCTTGGTATATCTGACTATCACGCATGTAGTGAACTCTCTCTTGTGGTATGTTAAGAACATTCTCCACATAGTTCTGCACTTCCTCACGACCCTCGTTGAGTGCCTCACGTTTAGCTTTGTACTTGAGTTGTCGTGTTTGCCATTGTTCTTGGTAATAGTTACCACTGCTACCTCTGTCCCTGCCACCAAAGATATTGTTGAACATAGGTGCAACTGTACACATGTAGTCCCACAGTTCGTTGATCTGTGACTTGTACTTGTTCTTAGTTGCCACATCCACACCATAACGTTTGGCATGCCACGTAAACTTGTTACCAGTAAGTTTGAACTTGGTATCACTGAGATTATCTGCATGATCTCTCCTAAACACTAGGTAATGCTCGTCATCTTTCTTCAAACCATTTTGAGTATTGTAGTAGTTGTTTGGAAACCACATACTCTTGGGTAAGAGATACCTCACACCCTCATAGACTACGTACTGCTTACCATCGCCAATGATAGCGTGCATATCACTAGGTAAACATCTTGATAAGAACGAGTACCTAGAGTTGTGAGCATAGTGACCCGACCCATTACGAATACGTATCGTGTCGTAGCCATCATGCCTAGTCCACACTACTGGTGCAAATGTTAGTGTTGCACTAACATCTTGGATAGTATGGAGTTGGTGGTTATCCTCATACTTGTAATACCATGTCATATTGTCACCTAACTCGCCATTGAGTAACATGTAACAAGTATCGGAAACTTTAGCGATACGCTCATGCTTTCTACCTCTGTCACCGATAGGTCGTATATCGTGTTGCAACGTTTGATTTTTACTGATGATTGGTTTGGTATTGTTGTAACAAGCCTCCACCTGCTCAAAGCAGTTTAGACCAAACCTAGACATGCCATACTGTGATACTCCGTACATTAGAACTTCTCCTTTATGTTGTTAATTGTTGTTACTTCTCTTGCTATTACATCACGGATATATTCTTCCCAATGTTCTCCATGATTCTCTTTGATCTTAACGATGGCTTGCTCGTTGGTCATACCATCGTTGTTTAGATAGCCGTAGAACTCTTCCTCTACCTCTATCATTTGGCTGTTCTGATAACGTGTCATAATATACTCCTTCCTTTTATGTGAACAGTTTTACCGACAGTCGGATTGGCTTGCTCGTTGTCCATGATACACCATAGCACTGGACAAGACCACGAACCCCAACTGCCACCTAGATAGCCATCGGTCAGCACGATACATGCTTGAGGTTTGATACCCTCACTCGTTATGTGATCGGGTACACACTCGACCATAGTGCCACCACCACCTTGTGGCTTGGTGGACTCGACCAAGGTATCGATCTCGTGCATCTCGTACTTCTCGTCTTGACAGATTTGTGTGTCCCAATAGAGTAGTCGTACCTTATCGGGTGACACAGTATCGCAGATCGATTGTACCTCGGATAAAAAAGCAGTGAGTTCTAGTTGACCGATCGAACCACTTGTGTCGATAGCGATAACGAGTTCCCCCACTTTCTCCGATATACCACTCGGCATATATGCACCGATAGATACGAATCGTCTGTTAGGTCGTTGCCACGTAGAGTAGTCACTGCCTGCACATGTGGACGTGATGAACTCTCGTAACACCTCTCGCCAATCGATCTGTGGTTTGAGCAGTTCGTCAAGGTCACGATCGCCACCACTACCCATCTTGCCTGCAATCAATGCACCTTGTCGAATAGCCTCGTCAATGTCCTTGGCAAGTTCTCGTTTGTCTTGCTCACTCATTGACTCAGCACCTTCCCAGTCATGTTGATCGAAACCTTGTGGTAACGAGTCGCCTTGTGTTGGTTGACCATTACCAGATCCACCGTTCGGTTGTTGACCATCGGGTTGTGGTTGCTTACCACGATATTTCTTCTTGAGAATATTGAACACTTGTGCCGTGTCCATATCTCGGAACTGCTCGTCAAGACAAACCATTGGTGGTAGAACTGCAAAGTTGTCATGCTTGTTGTCATCGTAAATCTTGAGATTGATAACATAGTCACATGCACGATTGGCAAGTTCTGCATCTTCCTCGTACAAGTGTCGCCATGTGATAAGGTGTCTGTACAACTTGTGATAGTTCTCGTGCAACACCACACCACGTAGTTGTGCATCGGGGATACTATCTGTAAATGCCCTACCATATATCTCATTGACACCATCGGTGCAGGCAGTTGGTACGCCATCGCTGACTGTCCTCTCGCCAATCATGAGTATGCCTGCAAGTGCGACATACTTTGGATTACCCATGATGTCAACGACTGCCTTGGACAATCGTTGCTCAGTGGTAAGTTCTTTTCCTATGCTTAACATAGTTACTCCTTTCTGTTAGTGTTACACTAACGTTTTTGGTTACTTCTTATCTGATGCGAACATGTAGTTGTTCTGCACTGCCCAGTCTGTGAACTTCTTGTTTGTCATAACAAGTGTCTGCTTGGCATACTTGGGAACACGTACACCATTGGCGAACATGCCTTGTGCCTCTTTGTCTAGTCTGACAAGGTAGTCCATCCAAGCGTTGACCCAGTCTCGTTCTATTGATGCCAGTGTTCGGTAAACCACCATGCACACAGCACTTGCACTCGTAGGTATCTTGGCAGTCTTAGGCTCTTTCTTGATACTCTCAAGTGTAGGCAGTTGGTCTGCCAGTTTGACAAATGCCATCAAGTCCATAGCTCCACGCTCACCAATAGTACCCATGAGTAAACTCGTTAGTGTGTGGTCATCGAGGTGTTCCCTGGATTTGAGCCAGTCACTGCAAGCCTCGGCAGAACGTGGTGTAAAGAACGATGATCTCTGTGCCTTGGGGTGGTAGATATACACGTTGTCTTCGGGGTTCTTGACATCCTCGAAAGAATGAAACAACTGTGGATTATCCTTACACCAACCAAGCAACGTAGGGTCGATACCATTGTTGATGCCCCACTCTATCCACTCTGTGTTGGTAGGTTTCTTCATGGTAACGATAGTGATACGATTACGTGAATGTGGTGGTAACAAGTCACCTACACCCTCTGCACCCAAGTTGGTCGTAGCAAACACGATACTGTCTTTGTGCAAAGTGTAGCCACCAATCTTACGTTCGAGCATCAATCGTAGCATTGCATTCTTGACCGATGGATTGGACTTGCCATACTCATCAATCATTAGAATGATAGGCTTGTTGAGATGGACACCAAGTTCTTCGTTAGTAGCAAAGGCAACGTAGTCCGAGCCGTCTAACATGTTTAGCTTTGGTATCGTAATGTCACCCAAGTCTTTGGTCGTGCAATCAAAGTAGCATGGTGTATGTGTGGTAAGTTCTTTTGCCAAGTTAGACAAGATAGAAGATTTACCCGTACCCATGTGACCTTGCACTAGGACAGTTCGTAAGTGACCACCTTGCTTAATAGCATTGGTTACTTGATCGATTGATTGTGCATACATCTGCACTGCTGAATTGTTAGTCATGATAGTTCCTTTCTGTTAGTGTGACACTAACTGTTATTGTTAAATTATATATCAAGTGATGGTAATGCTTTGATGGCATCATCGATCGCTTGCTTGGTCTCAGCACGTAGAAACTCGTCTTCACGTAAGGCATCGGGTGTGACACCACGTAAGGCATTGTCTAGGCTAACTCGCATAGACTCCATTCTACTATCTTTGGTGACATTGCAAACCGATAGCAGTTCGACAATATCAACAACATTCGTAACAAGTGTGTCACGAAATATTTTCTTCGTCTCCTTGTCTGCATAGTCAAGGCGTTCGGACATATTGATAAGTACCTTGTGCAAACGTGTCCATACGTCATTCATTGCATTACTAAGTTGAGACGAATAGTAATCGGTGTAGCTTTTCTGCAATACCTCTTTCTGCTCGTTGCCGATATCGATACGAAAGTCACCGACTTCGGGCAGTGGTATGTATGAGATATTGAAGTTGAACTTACTCGCTATCTGATCGGGACTTGGGTAGTCCATACGTCTGAACAAGTCACCTAGTTTGTCTTGTGCATCTGCGACACGATTGGCATAAGCATTGAGAAACTTTGTGATAAGTTCTTTGTGCGAGTTGGCAAAGTCCGTCATTACCCTGTGGTACTTGAAGTACTGTGCAGTTGGTAACAGTCGGATGCCAGTGTCTGACCATGGCATTGTCATGGCATAATGTTCGTTGCGAACATTGCCGACAAACTTCTGTATTATGTCCAACTCTGCACAGTCACCGAGTAACTTCTTGTGTACATTGGCGACACCACTTGATGCGTTGTTAGTTGTGGTAACAACTTGTGATGCCTGCTTGTCTAGCTTACGACCAGTCCACGTAGAGATCGATAACTCGACTAGCATTGCCGATGAAGATATTGACGGTGCTGATTCTGTTAGTGTATCACTAACATTATCGGTGCTTGGTAGCTTGTGTATATTTGTAGTCATAGTAGTTCCTTTCTATTTGTTTAGTTGTTGTTATTTGTTAGTGTTGCACTAACATTATCGGGTGTGTAATGTTTCACGTATCGATTGCCTTTGATAGTGAATACTTGTACAAACCCAGTACCTCGCCACTCCCAATGTGATTGGGTGTTCTTAGGTAATCTCTTGTATTCTCGCTTGACTTTTTTGGTATCCATGTAATCCTCCAGTTCTATTTCCATTATCTATATAGTATAGCACAAATAGTGTCCTATGTCAAGTAATGTGTAAACGTGTTATTCTATGGTTTATTACCTCCACCCGTGGGCTGTCGTAGTATATTGTACCATATAACGTAATGTTCTGCAATGTACTATAATGTTCTTTATAGTATACGAATAAGTATTTGATTTTTCTGAAATGTTCTAATGTTCGGCAAGATCGGGATTTTATTAACCTGCTGACGACCCCTTCTCGATTACAGAACATTCTCAAAACGTGTTAGTGTGTCACTAACATATCGAAGTAATATTTTAAAAAACGAACATTATATATAACTGTTAAGAAACTACATTAAACTGCAAAAGCTGATAGGCAAGAAACTCTAATGCTCGATACAACTCACCACTATATGCTACCAAAACATAATGTACGGATGTTGTGTAAAAAAACCGAACATTCACCGAACATTCGCAGAACATTATAAAAATTACCGAACATTAGGCTCAACGCTACTACCATAACTGGTTTCATACTGACTCGTTATCTTGTTAGGGATACACTAACACGCTATGCTACACACACTATAACAAGTTATCACGTGTCTAAATGGCTCAACGCTACCCGTGTAACTGGCATCTTTTTGTTAGGGGGACACTAACAAGATAGCACAAACACATGGCAACAACTCTGTACACTAATCGCTAATGCTCAACGCTACCCGTGTAACTGGTGTCAAATAATTTTGGCACAAAAAAAAGCCCCCACCGAAGTGAGGGCTAATTTCTTAGATCATATCAAAGTAGACACCTAGTAAAGATGCTATGACGTAAATCATAACCATCAATCCAAATATGGCAAAAAGTTCAGCCATGAAAATTAAGCATGCTTTCATTTTGGTTTTACTCCGTTCTTAATCATTAACTTTTTAAAATCAATGTCATTACTTGTCATGATTTTTTTAACATTCTTATCATTCTCTTGACGTTGAATGTTATCTAGTCGTTGATCTTGGAGCATGAAAGCAAACTTATTTTGTGCAAACTTTCTAGCCTCTCGCCTCTTGATTGCCTCAAGAGTTTTATTGTCTTTTCTCATGATATAGTCCTTTCAATAAAGGGAGGGAGGGAGGTGTAACTCCCTCCGCTCCGCTAGTTAAATTTAATTGCTAGGTAGTAAAGCAACGGCTTGTTTAACAAGGTGCTTGATAGCCTCGCCCTTAACTAATTGCTTTTCGTCCTCGACAGCCTCGATTACTTTAAGCACATCGTTAAGGTTATCCCTGACACGTTGTTCAGGTGTGCGAGGCTTACCACCAGCCCCATTACCTCCGCTCTCTCGCTTGGCAAGAGCTTTGGATAAGTCGTTACGTCTAGCCCCTATCTGTTGCTGCCAATATCTCTTAGAGATCTTTTTAGCATCTGTCAGTCCTTTAGTTGGTGTTTCCAACAACTTTTGAACTGGAGCAGAAAAACCTGCAACGATACAATAGTTAATCTTATCGAACTGCTCGACTGTTGCCGTGCTTTTCGTATTCTTAGTATGTGGACTAAGAAACGTTGTAGATAAGAAACCGTGCTTGATTAAGACAGGTATAAGCGAGTTGATCGCATTAACACCAGCTTGAGCAGATTTAACAGTAGAGGTTATTTTATTACCGACCTCAGCAGTAAATTTAATAGATTTAGCCATTGCTAAACTCCTTTTATTGTACCAGCGAATTTTAAAAGACAGTATTGTCTTGCTGATGATTATAGTAATACACATTTTTATTAAGTTTGATATAGTAACTTTGTAAATAATAACTTTTTATTATGTTTTTTTGTTAGTGATACACTAACATTTATTATAATACTTAATGCTACTTGAAATTACTATATAATTACCCCACCCTACCCCCATACCCGACTTGTATATATTGTCGTGTACGCACGTATGTATGTCTAATTTCCACAAACATTTTCAGTTTTGCTCAAAATAGGAGACCCCCCCTTTGGAGTCCCAAACTACTTGCGTAAAAAAATTTTTTGTGTATATACTAATCAACATGACCATAACCGCAGAACCTGAGATGGGCGTGGAATTGAAACCGAGTTTACCAGAGATGGATTTAAAAGCTCGTGCAGAAGCCTCAAAAAATACAGCAGAAGAGCTGTCAAAGCACGGTCTTGACTTAAATCCAAATGCAGAAGACAAGGATATTGCAGCTAAACTTACGTTGGCGTATGCAGAGAATCCTGATAAAACCTCAAAGAAAGCCACAAATAATAAAATGGCTGCACTTACACCTGCATCTTTGGTATTAACTGATAGTATATTAAAAGAATTTGGACAGTCTGTTGTAAAAAGTGCTGTCCATGTACGGCATTTAGTGACTAACAAGTTATTGTTAGAGACTGAAAACCCTGATCCCAAGGTACGAATACGTGCTTTGGAGCTTTTGGGTAAGATATCTGACGTTGGTTTGTTTGCAGAAAAGTCAGAAGTGACTATAACACACCAATCAACTGACGATTTACGAGAAAAATTACGTGATAAGTTAAATAAATTAGTAAAAGTAGAAGATTCAGTCGAAGAAGCAGTGCTTATAGATGGTGAATCTTTAAATGTAGAAGAGGAACTTGGATTAAAAGATGAGTAAATTGATTTGTAACCTCCCAGCACATAAAGTTTGGGTACGAAAAGAGTATTTAATGAACCATCAGAGTGGTTTTGGTGAATTTGTAGAGGGAGTTTGGATTTCTGCCAAGTCAATCCCAGGCAGGGCCTTTTATTTTGAAACTTTTTTACCAAAATATGGAGCTTTGTTCGATAAATTACCTATTTCTGCGTTTTTATCTAAAGAAAGAATCCCTGAAGAGGATATGGATCTACCAAATCTGCAGTTTTGGAACTGCATGGACTATAATGTGACTGCGATATGTAAACAATTCATAGGTTCTATGGATTTTGAGGTACTTACAAGAGATTTTGGCATACAAAAAGGCAAATATGTATGCACATTGGATAATTATCACGGTGATGAGAATGTTATTGACTATAGCACTAGTGAAACCCCTGAAGAACATAAATCTTTTAACTTGTTACAATTAAATAACGGACAATATTGTCTATATCCTAACAATAGAATGAGGTTATATGATAACTCGTTGACACCTACAGAACCACTGAAGCCTGATTTTAAGGTCAGTACAATAGAATATCAGGTAGAAAATGGTAACGAATATCGTCTTGGGGACACAGATGAGTACTTTTGGAAGCTAAAAAATGATTGAAAATTTAGACTTTACAGAGGTTGAAGTACAACAGATGTTAGATAATCTGGATAGTTTCTCGCCCGAAGAAGTCCAAGAAATAGATAAACTCGTGGATGAGTTGGGGAAAAGAAAATACACAAAGTCAGTGTATGATGATCTTATAGAGTTTTGTAAGCATATGCAGCCTGATTACATTGTAGGTAAACATCACAGGATGTTAGCCGATCTTCTTATGGATATAGAACAGGGTAACAAAGATAGAATATGTGTAAACATACCACCACGCCATGGTAAATCACAGTTGGTATCTATATTCTTTCCTGCATGGTTTTTAGGTAGAAATCCTAATAAGAAAGTCATGATGGTATCACACACCACAGATTTAGCCGTAGATTTTGGTAGAAAAGTACGTAATCTGATCTCTACAAACGAGTATCAAGCTATATTTCCTAACGTGAGTTTGGCTGTGGATTCTAAATCTGCAGGTAGATGGAACACTAATTTTGGTGGCGAATATTATGCTTGTGGCATAGGTTCAGCCTTGGCTGGTAGAGGAGCGGACTTGTTATTAGTGGATGACCCACACTCAGAGCAAGATGTTATAAATGGTAATTTTAGTACATTTGAGAAAGCGTATGAGTGGTTTACATTTGGTGCACGGACTCGTTTAATGCCTGGGGGACGTGTGGCTATCATACAAACACGTTGGCACATGGATGATTTGACGGGGCGTGTGACTAGAGATATGACACAGAATGATAGAGCTGACCAGTATGAGGTTGTGGAGTTTCCTGCTATATTGGACATAGTAAATAAGAAAACAAAAAAATCAGAACAGAAACCTTTGTGGCCTGAGTTCTTTGACATGGAGGCTTTGTTAAGAACAAAAGCATCTATGCCTACATTCCAGTGGAACGCACAATACCAACAAGAACCCACAGCAGAGGAAGCCGCACTTGTAAAAAGAGAGTGGTGGCAGTTATGGAAGAAAGAATACCCACCAGAGTGTGAGTATGTCATCATGTCTTTAGATGCAGCAGCAGAAACACATAATCGTGCTGACTATACAGCACTTACAACGTGGGGTGTATTTTTTAATGAGGAGGTAGATAATTATAATATTATATTGTTAAATAGTATAAAAAAGCGTATGGAGTTCCCAGAGTTAAAAAATATGGCTATGGAAGAATATACAGAGTGGGAGCCTGATTCTTTTATTGTGGAGAAGAAAAACTCTGGTGTTGCTCTGTATCAGGAAATGCGTAGGATGGGGTTGCCGATACAGGAGTATACCCCACATAGAGGATCAGGAGATAAACTAGCTAGACTAAACTCTGTATCTGATATAGTATCATCTGGATTATGTTGGGTTCCAGAGACTAGATGGGCAGAAGAAGTCATAGAAGAAGTTGCAGGATTTCCGTTTATGAGTCATGATGACTTAGTTGACTCAACTGTTATGGCATTAATGCGATTCAGGCAGGGTGGGTTTATAAGACTACCAAGTGATGAACCAGAAGAAGTTCAATACTTTAAACGTAGAGGAAGTGGATATTACTAATGGCAATAGAAAAAGCATTAACTCCTAATATCATGGGTGAAGGAATACAGACAAATGGTAAATTACCAGAGCCTGATTTAGAGATTGAAATAGTAAATCCTGATATGGTCACACTAGATGATGGTAGTGTAGAGGTTACCATAGTCCCTGGGGATGATACTAAAAAAGGTGGTTTTAGTGCTAATATTGCTGAAGAATTAGAAGAAGATATATTAAATACACTATCTTCTGACATAGTGGGTCTTATAGATGCAGATACTCAAAGTAGAAAAGAGTGGGCAGATACGTTTGTAAAAGGGCTTGACGTGTTAGGATTTAAGTATGAGGAACGCACAGAGCCCTGGGAAGGGGCTTGTGGAGTATACTCTAACGTGTTAGCAGAAGCTGCTATACGGTTCCAGGCTGAAACAATGAGTGAAACTTTCCCAGCAGCAGGGCCTGTGAAAACAAAGATATTAGGTGACGAAACAAAAGAAAAAGAAGAAGCAGCTAATCGTGTAAGGGCTGATATGAACTATGAGCTTACAGAACGTATGGTAGAATATCGCTCTGAGCATGAAAGATTATTGTATAATTTAGGATTAGCAGGTTCAGCATTTAAAAAAGTATATTATGATCCTAACATGGGTAGACAGATGTCATTGTATATACCTGCAGAAGATGTAATAGTTCCTTATGGTGCGTCACACATAGAGACAGCAGAACGTGTCACTCACGTAATGAGAAAAACAAAAAATGAATTAAAGAAGCTACAAGTTGCTGGTTTTTATAGAGAAATAGATGATCTAGGAGAACCACAACCATACCACACAGATATAGAAGAAAGAAAAGCTGAAGAAGGGGGATATTCTTTAACGGATGATGATAGATACACAATATACGAAGTCCATGCCGATTTAGTTATTGAAGGTATAGATGACTCAGAAGAAGAGATAGCCAAGCCGTATGTTGTTAGTATTGAACGAGGAACTGGTGAGGTACTATCAATACGTAGAAATTGGAACCCTGAAGATCCCCTTACACTTAAACGTCAGCATTTCGTACATTATGCTTACGTCCCTGGGTTTGGATTCTATGGGCTTGGCTTGATACATATCATAGGTGGATACGCTCGTGCAGGTACATCTATTATAAGACAACTTGTTGACGCAGGTACATTATCTAATCTCCCAGGGGGTTTGAAGTCCAGAGGTCTAAGAATCAAAGGTGACGATACACCGATAGAGCCTGGGGAGTTTAAAGATGTGGATGTGCCATCAGGTAGTATTCGTGACAATATCATGCCACTTCCGTACAAAGAGCCTAGCCAAACTTTGTTGGCTTTATTAAACAGCATAACAGCAGAAGGTAGAAGATTAGGAGCTATCAGTGATACAAATATATCTGATATGTCAGCAAATGCCCCAGTTGGAACAACACTTGCCTTATTAGAAAGAACTTTAAAACCTATGGCAGCAGTACAGGCTCGTGTACATTATGCCATGAAACAAGAGTTTAAATTACTAAAAACTATAATAGCAGAATACGCACCAGCACAATATTCTTATCAGCCTGCCAGAGGCGAGATGAGTGCTAGACAAGCTGATTATGGTTTAGTTGATGTTATACCTGTTAGTGATCCTAATAGTACAACCATGGCTCAGAGGGTTGTGCAATATCAAGCTGTATTACAAATGGCTACATCTGCACCACAGATATATGATTTAAAACAACTACATCGTCAGATGATAGAGGTTTTAGGTGTTAAAAACGCAGATAAACTAATACCTATGCAAGAAGATTTAAAACCTGCTGACCCTGTTAGTGAGAATATGAACGCATTGACTGGTAAACCTATGAGAGCATTTATATATCAAGATCATGATGCACATATAAAAACACATACAGCTTTCATGCAAGATCCTGCTATTGCACAAATGATAGGACAAAACCCACAGGCACAACAAATAATGGCTTCATTGCAGGCTCACATAGCAGAACATTTAGCGTTTAACTACAGAAAACAAATAGAAGAGCGACTCGGAGCACCTCTACCTAATCCTAATGAAGAGTTACCAGAGGATATAGAAGTTAATCTTGCTAGACTTGTAGCTGATGCTGGACAGCAATTAACACAAGCACATAAACAACAGGCAGCCCAAAGACAAGCTCAACAGGCAGCTCAAGACCCTGTAAATCAAATGAAACAGCAGGAATTACAGATTAGACAAGCTGACATACAAAGAAAAGCACAAAAAGATGCAGCAGATACACAGATAAAACAAAAAGAACAGATAAGAAAAGAGAAGAAAGATGCTGTTGATGCTAGATTAAAAACAGAAGAAATAAAGGTAAATAAAGCTGAAATAGCCTTAGACGCTCAAAAAGCAGGGGCTAAAATAAAAGAAGATACTCGATTTAATAAAGGTAAATTAGAGTTAGATATAATGAAAACGATGAAAGGTAAATAAATGGGGTTAACAGTCTTAGATGTTTTAAAGAAAAATATAGAAGAGCAAAAACTAACTTCAATACAGTTTCTTACAAGTGGTGGCCCAAAGGACTACGCACAATATAAGGAAGTTACTGGCTTAATCCGAGGTCTAGGAGTCAGTATCGGTATAATAGAAGACCTCGTGCGTCAACAGGAGAACGGTGAAGATGAGTGAACCAGCAATAGATCAGACAGTGCTAACTGATAAAGAAATAGATGCACAACTCCCTAAACCTGTAGGGTATCGTGTTTTAGTGGCATTACCTCAACAAAAAGATACATATGAGGGTAGTAATATATTAAAAACAGATACTACTAAAAGGCACGATCACATAATGTCCATAATGGGATTAGTTATGGATATGGGCGATCAAGCATATGCGGATAAAGAAAGATTTCCGACAGGGGCTTGGTGTAAGCAAGGAGACTATGTGATGTTCCGTGCTAATACAGGTACAAGATTTACAGTCAATGGATTAGAGTATCGTCTAATGAATGACGATTCTATAGAAGCTGTTATAGCTGATCCGACTGGTATTAAAAGAGCAATGTAGGGAGTAAACAATGCCATTCCAAAAAGTAGAATATAAATTTCCTGACGAGGACACAAATGATAACAAAAATGAAAACAATACTATCGAAGTTGAAAAATCTAGTGCTGTCGAAATTGACATTTCTGGAAAAGCCTCTGCCACTGACGGAGACTCCAAAGAAGAAAAAGGGCAGACCGAAAATAAAAAAGAAACAAAAGAAGACAACTACGAAATAGAAGTTGTTAATGATGTCCCTAAAGCAGATAGAGGCCGCAAGCCATCTGAGCCTCCTGCTGATGTTACAGAAGAAGAGTTAGGAGAATACTCTGATAAAGTTCGTAACAGAATAAAACATTTTAGTAAGGGTTATCATGATGAGCGTAGAGCTAAAGAAGCAGCGTTTCGTGAGAAACAAGAGCTTGAAAGTTTAGCAAAAAGGCTTGTAGATGAAAATAATAAACTAAAAGAAACTCAAAATAAAAATCAGACAGCTATGCTAGAAGCTGCTAAGAAAGCAGCAGAGAAAGACCTAGATGAAGCTAAAAGAGCATATAAAGTAGCTTATGATGCTGGTGATTCAGAAGCTGTAGTCACAGCTCAAGAAAGTATAACTGCTGCTAAAATTAAATCTGATAAGTTAGATAATTTTAAAATACCCGCTTTACAAGAAGAAAATAGTGAGGTACAAAATAAAGGAGGGAACACCCCACCCCCAGTCGTTGACCAAAAGGCATCGAGTTGGCATGATAAAAACCAATGGTATGGCGTTGATGACGAGATGACAAGTTACGCTTTGGGGTTGCACAGCAAACTTGTTAAACAACATGGCAACGACTACGCCAAAACCGATGAGTACTATTCGACCATAGATGCTCGTATGCGAAAATTGTTCCCAGAGAATTTTGAGGACAATGAAATAGAAGAAGAGACTGAGACCGAAAAGCCGAAGCTAAACAATGTGGTTGCACCCGCTACACGGAGCACAGCACCTAAAAAGGTCAGACTAACGCAAACACAAGTAAATCTCGCTAATCGACTTGGAGTCCCACTTGAGTTATACGCCAAGAAGGTTGCAGAAGAAATGAGGAAAAAATAATGGCTGAGAATAGAATAAATCGTGAACAAACTGTACGTGAAACTACTACTCGAAAACAGGCTTGGAGGAGGCCAGAAACATTGCCCGCTCCAAAAGAAGAGGCAGGATACACATACCGTTGGATACGAACAACCACACAAGGTCAAGTTGATGCCACCAATGTTTCCTCAAAATTACGTGAGGGTTGGGAACCTGTGAAAGCATCTGACCATCCAGAAATTACTTTGGTAACTATTGAAAACGATAAATTCAAAGATAACATTGTAATAGGAGGGTTAATGCTGTGTAAGGCTCCGATTGAACTTAAAGAAGAAAGGACTGCGTTTTTTAAACAACAGACCGATAATCAGATGAGATCAGTAGACAACAACCTCATGCGAGAAAACGATCCTCGTATGCCTCTCTTTAATGATAGAAAAACGAAGATCACTTTTGGAAAAGGTAATTAAATTTTAACAGGAGACCAAAGCTATGGCTTACCCAAATCTTGATGCCCCTTACGGGCTAGTCCCCGTTGGTTTGATTGGTGGTCGTCACTATGCAGGTGCTACTAGACAAATGAAGATAGCTAGCAATTATGGCACAGCTATCGGAAAAGGCGATTTAGTAAAACGTGTAAATGACGGAACAATCGAGCGAGACGGAAGTACAACTGCTTTTCCAGCTACTGGAACACTAGGTGTTTTCATGGGTTGCAGTTTTACAGACCCAAATACAGGACAATTAACATTCAGAAATCAATATCCTGGCAGCATTGTTGCTAGCGATATCAGTGCTTTTGTTGTTGATGACCCTGACATTATATTGAAAGTAGCTATCTGCTCTTCAGGTACAACAATGGCAACATTGGGAAGAACTGTTATTGGTAATAAGGCTTCAATCATTAGTAATACATTAAATACTACTAACGGAAGATCCAAATTAGCTATTAACAGCTCTGTTGCTACTACTTCGACACTACCATTTCAGATTATTGATGTGGTTGACAGCACAGCAACGGGATCAGATACATTCCAAGAAGTGCTTGTTATCTACAGCACACATACTGACAATGGCAGTAATGTGTTCATTGGTGGACACGCTTATCGTAACCCTGTTGGACTGTAGGAGGAATAGACAATGGCAATTTCAAGAGCACAACTTCTTAAAGAGCTTCTTCCTGGTCTTAATGCGTTATTCGGTTTAGAATACGCTAAATATACTGAAGAACATTCAGAAATCTTTGAATCCGAGACTTCTGATAGATCTTTTGAAGAAGAAACTAAACTATCAGGCTTCTCTGCCGCACCAGTCAAAGACGAAGGTTCTGCCATCGAATATGACACTGCACAGGAAGCATTCACCGCTCGCTATACACACGAAACAGTGGCGATGGGCTTTTCAATAACAGAAGAGGCTATCGAAGATAACTTGTATGACTCCTTGTCAGCACGTTATACAAAAGCACTTGCTCGTGCTATGGCGTATACCAAACAGGTAAAAGCAGCAAACATTTTAAATAATGCTTTTGACTCAGGTACTACTTATGGAGATGGAGTGGAGCTTTGTTCTACTGCACACCCATTGGTAAGTGGTGGAACTAACTCAAACGAGTTTGCTACTCCAGCCGATCTTAACGAAACTTCTTTGGAAGCCGCTGTTATTCAGATCGCAGCGTGGACAGATGAGAGAGGACTACTCATCGCAGCAAAACCTAGAAAGTTAATAATCCCACCGAATCTACAGTTTGTGGCAACAAGATTGTTAGAAACTGAAGGAAGAGTAGGATCAGCGGATAATGACCTAAACGCAATAAAGAATAATGGTTCTATCCCAGAGGGCTACACTATCAATCATTACTTGACTGATACAGATGCTTTCTTCTTATTAACTGACGTACCAAACGGCTTAAAACACTTTACACGTAGTCCAATGGCAACATCTATGGATGCTGACTTTGACACAGGTAATAGTCGTTATAAAGCTAGAGAAAGATACTCTTTTGGTGTATCCGATCCTTTAGGAATTTTCGGAACCCCAGGGGCGTAAATTTTTATTTAAGGGGGTGCTTGTCACCCCTTTATTTTTATGTATAATAAACTAAACCTTGATGAACAATAATGTTCAACATGCCAAGACAAGGAGATTTAAATGGCAAATACAACTTTTAACGGCCCCGTCCGATCCGAAAACGGTTTTAAAACAATATCCAAAAATGTAACCACTGGTGTATTAACAGAACAGATAGTCGCTTCAAGTGGTGGTGTATTAGAAGTACAAAAGGTTGCTACTTCTGGTAGAGATAACATAGTTGCAGCAGGAACAACAGTTGGTGCTAATAACGCTAGTTTAGGAACTGCGGCTACTATATTTAATGTAACTCCAAATGCACATGGGTCTGGTATTGCTGATGCAGCGATAAACACCTTTATAAACAAAATTGGTGGTGATATTGTCACAACTATATTAGTAGACTTGCATGGAGGTTTAGCTTCTGGTGGAGCGGCTAACGATGTTATTGGTACTGATGGTGGTGCTGCTAATGCTTATATAGCTGAGTTAACTAAAGAAGTTAATGGTATACCATACAAATTAGAGTTCATTTGTCTTGAAGTTCCTACAGGTGGAGATCCTGACATCAACCTTGTTTGTTCTGCAACAGGCACAACAGCAGAAAATGCTGCGGTAACTAGTGGAACTATATTATTTAACAATGGTGATCTAACTTTAGGACTACATAATGAAGCTGACGCAGGAGCAACTCTTGCGGCTTTGAGTAAGAAATTTCTGTATCTAACTTGTGGTGATGCAACTGAGGCTGCTTATACAGCAGGTAAACTTGTTATCAAGATTCATGGTGCGGCTTTCGATTTCAACAACGATTAATTTGGAGGCTAGATTATGGCAGGTTTATCAGATGTACGAGCTCTGACCATCAGTGATGAGAATGCTGCAGACGATGATAGATTAGTAACTGCAGCAAGACCAAACACCTCCGCAACGATGGCAAACACTACGTTTGCTGGTGGTGCAGCTAGAAATGTTACAGTTACAACTACAGGCACAGGTGATAATGCAAAGACTTGTACTATTACTGGTACAGATGTTTTTGGTAGTGTCTTGACTGAAGTTATAACATCAACTGGATCAGCAGAAGCAGTGGCAGGCACAAAATTATTTTTAACTGTTACTGCGGTCGAATGTTCAGCACAATATGCAGCTAACATAAAAGTTGGGTCAGGAACATTATGTGCTCAAGCAGTAGAAAGTTCTAATAGAGTAAGATTAAAAGGATTATCCGTAGTGTCAGGTGGCACAGCAGGTGATGTAGACTTTATAAATGGCACACCCGAAAGTGGTACTACATTATTTAAATCAAGGACTCTTGGAACAGCTAACACCACTGTAGATAGAACCATACCTTCAGAGGGTGTTCTGTTTGATAGTGGAGCTTGTGTAAAGTATACTTTAGATACGGCAGATAATATAACTGTATTCTACGCATAGAGGTAGATATGGCAGAAAAAGGCACAATGAAGGGTCACACTATAAAAGGGGGGCATAAGCGTCCCACCAAAGCTGGTGCTGGTATGACTAAAAAAGGTGTAGCCAAGTATCGTAGAGACAACCCTGGATCTAAACTAAAAACCGCTGTTACTGGGAAAGTTAAGCCTGGTAGTAAAGCTGCAAAAAGACGCAAATCCTTTTGTGCACGTAGTGCTGGGCAAATGAAAAAATTCCCTAAAGCTGCGAAGAACCCAAATAGTCGTTTACGTCAGGCACGTAGACGATGGAAATGTTAGGAGATTAAAATGATAAATAGAGCAAGTATGCCAAAACAAATGAAAGACAAAATGAAGAAGAAAAACATGTACTCTGACGGTGGTAGTCTAAAAATGGTTACCAACGATCAAGGCCAGAAAGTTCCTTTTTTTGCAGCAGATGGCAAAGGTAAAATGATGGGTGGTGGCATGGTCAAACCTAAAAAAATGATGGGTGGTGGCAAAGTCAAAAAATACGGAGGCGGAGGAAAAGTCCGTGGCTGTGGTATAGCTAAAAAAGGTGTTAGATCCGCTAAAATGGTGATGATGAAAGGCTCTGGATAATGGGTAGAGTTGAAACTAGAGAGAAAGAAAAGTTTAGATCTAAACTTAAAAAAAGTGAGGAAGAGGGAAAAAAGCCTGATAACCCATTACGAATAAAAGGTAAATATGGTTCTGAAGAGGATCGTTTAGGTGAGGGAGGTATGGATCTTGGTTTAAGCGATAAGAAAGCAAAAGAAAAAGTTTTTGGTAAAAAAAGATCTTTACTAGAGACTTTGCAATTACAAGATGAAGACAAAAAAAAGAGAAAAAAAGCAGAAAAAACAGTGCCAAAATTTATGAAAAGTGGTGGTATGATAAAGTACAGAGGTGGTGGTATTGTTTCTAGGTCACGTCCAACCAAGTATGTATAGGTGCTTAAATGAGAGTATATTATAAAAAAGGTGGTTCTGTAAAAAAGAAGAAAAGTAAAAGCAGAGTCAACGAAGCTGGTAACTACACAAAACCATCTTTACGTAAGCGTATTTTCAATAGAATAAAAGCTGGCGGTAAGGGTGGTAGACCTGGTCAGTGGAGTGCTCGTAAAGCCCAGATGATGGCTAAAGCCTATAAGAAAGCTGGTGGAGGTTATACTAGCTAATGGCCTTAAAGAAGTCACAAAGGAGCTTAAAAGCATGGGGTAAACAGAAATGGCGAACCAAAAGTGGTAAACCTAGTACACAAGGGCCAAAGGCAACAGGCGAGCGTTACTTACCTGAAAAAGCAATTAAGGCTCTTTCGCCCGCTGAATACGCCCGTTCTACGGCTGCTAAACGCAAGGCAACTAGAAAAGGTAAACAAGTGGCTAAACAGCCCAAAAAGATTGCTAAAAAAACGAGAACATACAGAAAGTTTACGTAAGGTAAAAGAAAGTTTAGGATATGGCGACATCGGGAACAACCGCATTTGAGATGGACTTCACGGAGATAGCTGAAGAGGCTTGGGAACGTGCAGGTAGAGAAATGCGTTCGGGTTATGATTTAAGAACTGCTCGCAGGTCTATGAATCTAATGACCATAGAATGGCAAAACCGTGGTATTAATATGTGGACAATAGATGAAGGAACTATATCTGTGACAGCAGGAACGGCACAATATGATTTACCTGCAGATACAATAGATCTTCTCGATCAAGTTATACGTACAAATGCAGGTAATGCCACTACACAATCTGATCTTACTATAAGTCGTATAGGTGTAAGTACTTACTCATCTATCCCTAACAAGTTAACAAGGGGTAGACCAATACAAGTATTTATAGAGAGATTGATAACACCAAGAATAAATTTATATCCTGTCCCTGATACCAGTTACACATTTGTATATTTTAGAATGAGAAGAATACAAGACGCTGGTAATGGTGTGGAAACACCAGATATAGTATTTCGTTTTTTACCATGTTTGGTTGCTGGATTAGCTTATCATATAGCTATGAAAGTTCCAGAGTTAGCACCAAGAATAGAAATGTTAAAAGCCGCATATGATGAGCAGTATGCGTTAGCTGCTGGTGAGGATAGAGAAAAAACATCAGAAAATTTCGTACCAAGAATAAGTAGGATTTAGATATGGCAAGTAAATTTGCATCAGGTAGAAACGCTTTAGCAGAGTGCGATATATGCGGATTTAGATTTTATTTAAGAGAGTTAAGAAGTTTAATAAGAAGAGGTAGTGATACAAATATAAAAGCGTGTCCACAGTGTTGGAATCCTGACCATCCACAAAACGAATTAGGTAGATACCCTGTACACGATCCACAAGCTATACGTAACCCTAGACCAGATTTTACTGGATACCCTAAAAGTAGGGCGTTAATATACTCTGGTTCTGAGTTTAATAAATTAAGTTTTGCCACGTCTGTGGTTGTGGGGCAAGTAACAGTTAGTACAAGTTAGAGGTAATTATGAATTATACATCTTTAAAAGCAAACATATTAGATATATGTGAAACAACATTTACAGATGACCAACTCGCTATGTTTACCCAACAGGCAGAACAAAAAATATTTAATACTGTAGAGTTAGCAGCAATGCGTAATGTTGATAGTAGTAGTTTAACCGCTGGTAACGAGCTGTATACTACACCTGATGGGTATTTGTATACTTATAGTTTAGCAATAGTAAATAATGATACTCAGACTTTTTTATTAAATAAAGATTCTAATTTTTTAAGAGAGGCGTACCCTGTAACTACAACTGCTAAACGTGGGTTACCAAAGTTTTATGCTTATCATAGCACTTCAGGCAATAAAATAAAATTTATGTTTTCTCCAATTCCAGATGCTAATTATACATTAGAACACATATATGCAAAGTATCCTACGTCTATTGTGACTGCAGGAGGCACATATTTAGGGGATAATTTTGATTCAGCATTACTAAATGGGGCTTTGGTAGAAGCTATACGGTTTATGAAAGGAGAGCCTGACTTGGTTGCTCTATATGAAAAGTATTATTTACAAGCTATAACTTTATTAAAACAATTTGGTGATGGTAAACTAAGACAAGATTACTATCGTTCTGGTCAACAAAGAGTTAATGTGGGGTAATGTAAATGGCTATAACACAAGCTACATGCACATCCTTTAAAGTAGCTCTACTAAATGGTGAGATGGATTTTAGTAGTGATACATCTCAATCTTTTAAAATAGCTTTGTTTACATCTAGTGCTACTCTAAACGCTGATACTACAGCATATAGCACAACAAATGAAGTGTCAGGTACAGGTTACGATGCAGGAGGTAAAGCTCTTACCATAGCAACAAACCCTACGTCATCAGGCACTACAGCGTTATTAGATTTTTCTGATGTAACTTGGAGTTCTTCTTCAATTACAGCTAGAGGAGCTTTAATATATAAGAGTGCAACAGGTAACCCTGCCGTTGCAGTAATTGATTTTGGAGAGGATAAACAATCCAGCTCGGGGAACTTTCAAATAAGTTTTCCTATTGCAAACTCAGAAAATGCTATAATACGTATAGTATAATGTTTTGTTGCTGTTTTCTGTTTATTGATGTATTAATAAGTATAGAGGTTTTATAAATGGCTACAGCGTATACTACATCTTTAAAATTAGCGTTACCCACACAAGGAGAATTGACAGGTACTTGGGGTGACACTGTTAATCAACAAGTAACTTCTATGATAGAAGAAGCCGTTGCTGGTTTAAAGACTATAAACACTTGGAGTACAAACTCTGCTACACTATCCACAGCAGACGGTACAACCTCTGAATCACGAGCGGCTATTTTAAATTTAACAGACACAACCTCTGATTTAAGTGGTGCAGGCACTGTAATATGTCCTGCAGCAAGTAAAGTTTATATAGTTAAGAACGCTACTGGACAAACAATTACAGTTAAAACAGCTTCAGGTAGTGGTATTGCTATACCAGATGGCACAACTGGGTTTGTGTATTGTGATGGCACAAATGTGCTAGAAGCATTAACAAACGTAGCTGGTAACTTAGTAGTTGGTGGTAATGCTTCTATAGGTGGTAATCTCACTGTAACAGGCACAACTACGTTCAATGGTGGTACATTAACTCTTGGCGATGCTAACACAGATAACATTGTATTTGGTGGTGAGGTAGACTCTAACATTATACCTGACGATGATGATACACATGATTTAGGATCGTCCAGTAAGAAATGGAAAGATATATACATTGATGGTATCGCATATTTGGATGCTATTAATCTTAATGGCACAGCAATTACATCTACAGCCGCAGAATTAAATATACTTGATGGTGTTACATCCACAACAGCAGAACTTAATATATTAGATGGGGTCACTGCTACGGCTGCAGAACTTAATGCACTAGACGGTATAACTTCTACAGTTGCAGAACTAAATATTCTTGATGGTGTGACAGCTAGTGCTGCTGATATTAATTTAATTGATGGTGTCACAAATGGAACAGTGTCAGCGTCAAAAGCTGTAATAGTTGACTCGAACAAAGACATAAGTGGTTTTAGAAATCTAAGTATCACAGGTGACTTAACAGTTGCAGGTGATGACATAACTATGGGCACAAACACTGCAGGTAACTTACTTGTTGCAGACGGAGCAAATTTTAACTCTATAGCAGTCGGTGACTTATCTGAAATATCCAGTGTGGCTAACGATGATGTATTCTTAGCAGTAGACACTTCAGGTGGTGGTTTAAAAAAAGTAACAAGAAGTACAATCGTATCAGGATTAGCTGTTGGTGGTGTTGCCATATCTAACGTAGTAGAGGACACGACTCCTCAACTTGGTGGCAACTTAGACATGAATGGTCAAGACATTGTTACCACTTCAAATGCTAATCTTGAACTTGCACCAAACGGAACAGGAAAAGTAGTTGTAAAAGGTAATACTAATCAGGGAGCTATACAATTAAATTGTGAAGCAAACTCACACGGACAAATTATAATAGCTGCACCACATTCAGAAAGTGCATCTAACACTTTAACACTACCTAGTACAGGTGGTAATGCAAGATTAGTTTCAACATCGTCAACTGCTACATTAACAAACAAAACATTAACAGATCCTGTAATAACAAATATAACAGGCTCTACAATAACATTAGACTCCGCAGGAGATATTACTCTTGATGCAGATGGTGCAGATATACTGTTAAAAGATGATGGCACAACTTATGGTGGACTTAGTAACAACAGTGGTGAGCTTCTCATAAAGTCAGGCACTACAACTGCTATGACATTTAGTGGTGCTAACGTAACACTAGAAGGTAACTTAACTGTATCAGGCACAACCACCACAGTAAATTCAACAACAGTGAATTTAAATGACCACAACATCGTATTAGATAGTGGCAATAGCACAAGTGCAGTGGTAAACGGTGCAGGTATTACAATAGAGGGTGGTTCAGGTGATGACGCTACATTTAGCTATAATACAACAGGCCCTAAGTTTGAATTAAAATTAGGTTCAAACCATGAAGATTTACAAGTTGACCAACTAATAGCAGCATCTTTAGATATATCAGGAAACGTAGATGTAGACGGAACTTTAGAAACAGATGCACTGTCTATTAATGGTACAACGATTACATCAACTGCAGCAGAGTTAAACATACTTGACGGTGTCACATCCACAGCCGCAGAACTTAATATATTGGATGGTGTAACATCTACAACGGCAGAACTTAACATATTAGATGGTGTAACATCTACAACAGCAGAATTAAATTTATTAGATGGTTCAGCAAAATCAACATCATCTATTACAATAGCTGATGCAGATGGGTTCATAGTAATTGATGGAACAACCACTAAACAGATACCTGCCTCAGATATAAAAACATATGCAGCAGGAAGTTCTGCAACAAAAGGTTTTGCCACAGCAATGGCGATAGCTTTATAGGAGTAAAACATGGCACAAGATTTTGAAAGAGCAGTAGCATCAGATAGCACGAGTGATATAAACATAGGAACTACTGCAAGAACAGTAGTTACCTCAAACTCTGACGATGCTATTGTTAGTATAAGACTAGCAAATATACATACAGCACAAATAACTGTTGATGTTTTTATAGAAACAACAGCAGCAGGGGGTAGTGATTTAAATTGTTATTTAATAAAGGGAGCACCTATACCTGTAGGTAGTGCTTTAGAGCTTATAGATTCTGGAAGTAAAATAATATTACAGAATGGAGACGAACTTAAAGTTCAGTCTAACACTGATGCTTCTTTAAATTGTTGGGTTAGTTTCGTAGATTCAATTAGCGAGTAGGAGATAGAATGGCATATATAGGAAATGACGTACCTGCTAACTTTCAATCTCTACCATCTGTTGTAAGATTCAATGGTACAGGTTCAGAAGATGAATTTAATTTAGGAAGAACAATATCTAATGTGCAATCAATAATTGTATCAGTAGATGGTGTTGTGCAAGACAGTTCTAAGTACACTGTACCTGATGGCACAACTCTTACTTTTGCTTCAGGTGAAATCCCTCCTGCAGGAACAGGTAATGTCTTTGTATATTTTCTTGGACTAGCAGCAGGAAATGTAACACCTGCAGCAGAGAATAAAGGTAACTTCAAGAATGGTGGTATGTTTAGACTTAACGCACAAAGTTTATCCACAAACATAACGATACTTGCTACAGAAAATGCAAATGTTACAGGAGACCTTACAGTTAACAGTGGTGTTACATTGACCATAAATAGTGGTGGAAGGTTGGCAGTATTATGAGTAGCTTAAAAGTAGACAACATAACAGGTCGTGGTAGTGCAGGTTTTACAGGTTCTGTTAAAAGCGAAGGTGGCAATACTACAACTGACTTACAACAAGGATTATGTAAAGGATGGATTGCTTATGCACTAGATTCAACAAGTCCAGTAGTTGCTGACTCTTTTAATTTTACTGTGCAAACAGACCATGCTGCAGGAGATACAACTTATGCTATTACAAGTAACATGGCTACAGCAGAAGGATATACTGTAAGTGGTAAAGCTGCTCCTGCAGGTGATACAACAACTTTTGTTTACAGTCCTCAACCATTACAAGATGGCTCTGTTACAACAAGCTCTTTAAGGATAACTGTAAACTATGCAGGAGCAAGTGCTGCAAACTCTGGAGATTATGACTATGTATCAAATAATATACATGGAGATTTAGCATGAGTACATTATCAGTAGATACAATCACAGGCAAGTCAACCTCAACAAACTTAACCATCGGTTCAACACCTGTAGTAAGTGCAAGTGCAAACTCTTTGACTATTAGAGGTGAGGGTAGTAATCAAACAAGTATTCAGCAAGGGTTGGCAAAATCTTGGTGTAGATGGCAATCATCTAGTGGAACTGCTAGTGTTATAGATAGTTTTAATCATTCAGGCATAGTAGATAATGGCCCTGGAGACCAAACAATTACGATATCATCAGCCATGGCTAATGCAACTTATGTTCATGCAGGTATGGCAGGAGGTGGTAATACAAATCTAGCAACAATACAACAACCTCAAGATGTAACTGCTGTCACAACAACAGTAACAAGATATCAAACAGTTTATGGAAATGGAAATTTAAATGATTGGTCATCTATTAATACAGCTTTATTTGGAGACTTAGCATAATGGCAAACGGAACAATAGCATTTGATACATTATCAACAAGTGGACAGATAACAGGCACAGCTAAGTCTGTGGACACAGATTATGTTGTAAATGGTAGTACAAAAGTTTGGTGTTCGTGGACAGGTGTTGGTGCAGTTGCATATAATTCACTTAATGTAACTTCATTAACTGACACTAGCACTACAGAAAATTTAGTTACATATACTAATGGATTTAACACAGCAGGACATATGGCGATAAGTTATGCTTCTAATCATAATTCTGGTGGACTTGACTTAAACAGTAGTTCACATTTATCTGTATACTCACCGAATACTGGAAGTGCTAAGTTTCTTTCCATAAGTAATCAAAATGCTGCTTATCAAGCCTGTAATATAAATGGAGACCTTGCATGACAATAGAAACACCTGAATTTCAAGGCACACATCTTTGGGATAGATTGTGTTGGGCAAAAGAAAAGCTAGAACCTTACAGAACAGAATATTGTGTTGTATGGGAAGACCCTAAAGAGCCTAATTCACCTGCAAAGATTACGCATCCTGATCCTAATTGGATGGCTTGTGCATTGCAGGGTGGTATATTACCACCAGTTGAGGCATACTGGGAGTTAGCAAAGGATGAAGCAAAACCAGATTTTAAAAAACATACAAGAGGGTATTTGCTTCACAATACAAAGCCTGTTGAGGCAATGACAGAAGAAAGAGCTATAGAGTATTTAATTATGAAAGATATTCCACAAAGAGTGTGGAGAGATTATGATAAAGCAAATAAACCAAGAATGGTTATATGCAGAAAGAATCAACTTCCTAGCACCAGAGTATGGCGAAATGCTTGGAGGATTAATCAAGAACTAACCATACAGAAAGATGAGGTGGCTTAAATGGCAACAACAACTATTATAGATAAAGATGGTAATAGAATCGCAGCATCAGATGCAGTTAAACCATCAGATAGACACTTTAGAAATGCTTGGGTAATATCAGGCAAGACTATTACTGAAGATTTAGCAACAGCTAAAAATATATTCAAAGATAAGATAAGGGAAGTAAGAAAGCCTTTACTTGATGAAGAAGATGTAATGTATATGAAAGCACTAGAAGCAGGAGATAATTCTGCACAATCTGCAAGTGTAGCAAAGAAGAAAGCGTTGAGAGATGCACCTGCTGCAAAAGCAATAACAGATGCAGACACTATTGCAAAGCTCAAGGCTGCTTGGGATACAAGCACATTAGGTGACAGTCCATACGCATAGGAGTAAGTAATGGCTTTAACTAAAGTACAAGCTGACGGAATAAATTTAGCAGATACGTTTGCTTTTACAGGTACTGTTAGTGGTGTTGGTAGTATTACTACTGAAAATTCTGGTGGTGTTTCTGTAAGTGGCAGTGCTGAAGCCGATTTTTTAAATTTGCCATCAGGAATAAAACGAATACAAATTAATTGTTACACTGTGAGTTCAGTTGCTACTTCTTCAACAGACACATCTATTTTGGTGCGACTTGGAACAAGCAGTGGATTAACCGATTCAGGCTATGTTTCTACTTCTGAATATAGGTCAGGTATGGGTGCTACAGACACAAGTGGTTTTGTTGCTTATGGAACTAATGGTTCAAGTACTCTTGGTGGTGTTATGACAATTAATCACATTGGTTCTAATAGATTTGTTGCATCACATTCTATGTATTATAATACATCAAATGGTGTTTTTGGTGGTGGAATCGTTACTTTAGGTGGCACTTTAGATAGAGTGAGAGTAATGCTAAATTCAGGTGGTAATTTTGATAATGGTTTCATAAATATTTTTTATGAAACTTAGGGGTTAATTAATATGGCAAAAAAAATTATATATGATTTTTCAACAAATAAAACAGTTACTAGAGATTTGACAAGTGAAGAGCAAAAAGAACTTGATGCACAAAAACCTAGTGCTGAAAAAAAATTAGAAATTTTAAGGTCTGAAAGAAATTTTTTATTATCTGAAACAGATTGGTGGGCATCATCAGATTTAACAATGACAGATGCACAGAAAAAGTATCGTCAAGATTTACGAGATATAACTAAAATATTTCAATCAATGGAAGATAAAGATTTTAAATTTCCTGAAAAACCAACGGAGTAAACAATGGCATATATAGGAGTCAGTCCTTCTAATGGAGTACGAAACAGATTTCAATACCAAGCAACTGCAGGTCAACAGACTTTTAGTAATGCTGATGCCAATGGTTTGACATTAACCTACACAGATAGCTTGTATATGGATGTATATCAAAACGGAATATTACTTGTCCCTGGGGATGACTATACTGCAACTACAGGCACAACTGTTGTATTAGTTCAGGCAGCTAGTGTAGATGATATAGTTGAAATGGTAGTGTATGATGTATTCTCAGTTAATGATTCTGTGAGTGCAAGTAGTGGTGGTACATTTAGTGGTAATGTTACGATGGGTGGCACTCTTGGTGTAACAGGTGTACCTACATTTACAGGAAGAAGTGTACACAATGGTGGCATAACAGTTGCTAACGATGGACAGATAGGTTCTGTAGGTGATGCAGATGCAATGTCTATATCAAGTGGTGGGGTTGTAAATTTTACTCAATCGCCTACAGGTGGCCCTTTAGTAAAATTATTAGAACAAGATATAAGCACATCTGATGGAACATTTGTTGTCAATAACACATACATAAATAGCACTTATGACAGATATTTTATATTTTATGAAATTCATACTTCAACTGAAGATGATAGACAAATGCAACTTAAATTTTATATGACTACAAATGCAAGTGGAGATGCTGGAAGTATAATATCAGGTAATCATCATTCTTATGGAAATTCAATGATTGGTAGTGCATCTGAGGTTAGTCAAAATAATACATCTTCTTATGCAGTTATAGGAACTACAGAAATTAAAAGTGGTGCTGGACAAGGCATAACATTTAATGGAATTTTACAAAATGTAAATAGTACAGATAATCTTGTTACATTTAATGGTGTTGGAAGTCTTCTTAGGAATAGTAATGGAGCACATAATGGCTTTACCTTTCATGCTGGTATGGCAACTCCAGGAACTTATGGTGCTTACTATTGTAGGGGTATATTGTTTCAACTTAGTGGTGGGCAACATACTGGTAAATTTAGATTATATGGATTTAATTAAGGATACAACATGGCTAGATATCATCAATTAGCAGGTGGTGGAAAACAAAAATTCACATCAGAAGAAGAAAAAATAAAAGACGCTGAAGAAAAAGCATGGTTAGATGGCACAGCAGAAAGACATTTGTCAGAATTAAGAACTGCAAGAAATCAATTACTTGCTGAAACAGATTATTTAGCTTTATCAGATGTAACTATGTCTGATGCTTGGAAAAATTATAGACAAGATTTGAGAGATATTACTAAGTCTTTTAAAAGCATGAATGATAAAGATTTTAAGTTTCCTGAGAAACCAACGGAGTAACAAATGACCAAAGCAGCAGAATTAGCAAAGATGGGTGAAGTCCTAACCAATAGTCAGCTTGGTGGGCGAAGAAATATTGTTATCAATGGTGCAATGCAAGTGGCACAGAGGGGAACATCATCAGGAACAGGTGGTGTTGGTGCAAGTAATGGTGTTTATCCAACTGTAGATAGATTTATATTTGAAGCAGGAAATACAGCAGGTCGTTTAACAATGACTCAAGAAACCATATCAGATTTAAGTGGATTTACTAAAGCTATAAAATTAGATTGTTCAACTGCTGACACTTCCATAGCAGCAGATGAATTTTTAATGTTAGGGCAAAGATTTGAAGGACAAGACTTACAACAATTAAAAAAAGGTACATCTGACGCAGAAAAAGTAACTGTTTCGTTTTATGTAAAAGGTAATGCAAATGCAACATACACTTTAGAGCTAAGAGACAATGATAATAGTAGGTCTAACTCTCAAGAGTTTTCTGTTACGACATCTTGGAACAGAGTAAGTATGACTTTTGATGGTGATACAAGTGGTGCTTTAGACAATGATAATGCTTTAAGTTTGAAATGTAATATTTGGTTACATGGTGGTTCTACTTATACTGGTGGAACACATACATCAAACACTTGGCATGGAACGACAAATCAAAGAGTTGGAGATAACCAAACATCTTTTTTTGATAGCACAGATAGAACATTTTTTATTACTGGTTGGCAAATGGAAGTAGGCTCACAAGCCACACCATTTGAGCATAGGTCATTTGGGGAAGAACTAGCTTTGTGTCAGAGATACTATCATTTTAGTGGGTTTCCAAAAATTATTCCAGGGCAAGATCAATCTGATGGAAGTTTAGTTGATTATGAAGGTCAAATATTTAGTTGGACATTAGGGGGTTCTAATAGACACGCAACTTCTTATTCTTTTCCAGTAAAAATGAGAAGTAATCCAGCTATTGTTATGTATGGACCTGTTGATGGAACATCTGCAAGGTCTGCTGTTTATAATAGTGCTACACAAGAAACAGTTTCAGCCTATTATAATGAAAGTACAAATGGACTACATGGTTATTTTACTTGTGCTAGTGATACAACAGGGCAAAGATTTTTTCTTTCCGCAGACTGTGACTTATAGGAGAATTAAATGAAGATTACTTCAGCAAAATATTGTAAAAATCCTGTTTCAGTTAGTGATGAAAATTCTAATATAAGAGCAGTAATAGATGGTATAACAATGTTTGTTCCAATAACGACTGACAACAGACACTACCGAGCAATTCAAGAATGGGTAGCTGAAGGCAATAAGATAGAGGAAGCTGATTAGTGAAGGTATCAGACGTGAAGGCACAGATAGAC